GGGTGGGCAGTACGGCTCTGAGGGTAAGGGTCAGATCTCTGCGTTTATAGCTCCTAGATATCGTTATTTAGTTCGTGTTGGAGGCCCCAATGCTGGCCACAAAGTGTGGACACCTAAAGGTAACGTCTGTTTTCATCACTTGCCATCCGGTACTTTAGCTAATCCTGGTGCTAATATTTTAATTGGCGCGGGTGCTGTGATCAATGTTAACTCATTCTTGGAAGAAGTAGCAGAATTTAATGTTGAGCATCGTCTTAGTATAGATCCTAACGCCATCATCATTGATAATGATGATATAAAATACGAAAAGGCCCTTGTGTCATCCATAGGTTCTACGGGGCAAGGTGTTGGTAGAGCTACATCCAGGAAGATCTTACGTACAGCAGCATCCCCAGATGTCGTATTAGCTAAAGATCACCCGAAATTAAAACCATTCATAACTCCTATCCAAGTGCTTTTGGGCAGCGCATATTACCATGGCCATAAGGTACTTTTGGAAGGTACACAAGGGACGTCCCTCAGTATTCATCATGGCCATTACCCTTACGTTACTAGCCGTGATACAACAGCATCTGGAACGTTATCAGATGCCGGTATTCCGCCACATAGGGTAAATAAAGTAATTATGGTATGTCGTACACATCCTATCCGCGTAAAGTCTCCCGAAGGCAGTACATCTGGCCCAATGGAACAAGAAATCGATTTGCAGCACGTTGCTAGAAACACAGGTATAGATGTCGCCGTACTCGAGAAAACGGAGACGACATCCACTACCAAGCTTCGCCGTCGTATTGCAGAGTTTGATTGGGTGCAACTTCATAAGTCTTGCCAATTAAACGGGCCAACAGACATCGCACTTACCTTTGTAGATTATATTGACAAGAATAATGCCGGTGCACGCCGGTTATCAGATCTGTCTATGGATACGATTCGTTTCATTGAAACAATAGAGATAGCTACAGGTGTTCCTGTCAGTCTCATTTCAACAATGTTCCATAGGGAAGGAGTGATTGATCTTAGGAAATGGTAAGGGCTACTGCTGATGTCCTTTATAAAAGGGTAGCATAGAGGGTGCCAAAGGCCTCTATCACGAAGCAAACTATATGAGCTTCGTACTTCAACTTTTCTTTAGATTCTAGAGAAGAGGGCCATTAAATCAGCAGATTTAGAGTCAATGTCTAAGCCGGAGTGATTAGACACCACTCCGGCTGTCTTGAGAAATGGAGACTCATGAAATGATAAAAGCACTACTCATGTCATTAGCCATTTTGTCAGAGCATCCTCGTATCTTTGCCACACAAGAAACTACACCATCCATCCGTGCCCGAGTCACTAGCACACACGCAACAGAATGGGCCAAGGTAACTTCCGAAGTTCAAAGATACGGATCAAGTGATAGACCGACGACCGGTGCTTGGAACCAGTCTATGGTGCGTGGTTACTCCAAAAAGTTGAATAACCTAGCTACAGCCTATTTCATCACTGGCAATACAACGTACAGAGATTTGCTGATTGATTGGCTCACCGTATGCAAGGACCATGCCATTATCCAATACAGCCACTATGGGGAGGATGCTACGTGGTCAGGGTTCGTACACGCTTATGATGTTTTATATAATGATCCAGCTTTTTTGCCTATAAAGGATGAAGTAGAACAATGGCTCTACGACATCACAACTGGCAGTTTTGGCGTTTTACAGGATCTTGAGTATAAAAACTATTACAAATACCCCTGGATAGCCGGCAGTGCATTCTGCACTTTACTTGCTATTCATGGCGAAATATCGGATCCTGATTTCGATCGCCGTTTGAACGTTGCTTATAGGCATGTGCAAAACGACTTTAAGGCTCGAGCATTAAATTATTGCGGTACATATTCCGGCTACAGATGGGAAAGACCTTGGGAGGATATGGTCACAGCTGTTGCATGGGATAATGCAACGAATGATGAGCCTTTTGTACAGTATGCCAACCATCTAGAAATGATTGGTATATGGGGTATGTACGCGACTAGACCCGGATGGTTTGAAAGCGATGAGGTAGGAGACAATCACGATTTAGCGGAACTACATACTACTTTCGTGGATTTCGCACTCCCGACCAAAAACCCAGAGGCTTTATGGTGGATTGATAAGGCCACAGCTGCTGGCAATTCATCTGCTCATTATTGGCGGATTCTAGTAGAAGATAGGTCATTACCACGAAAAGCACCTACCAATTTGCCTTTAGGCAAATACTTTGGTGATTTAACGCGTAGAGATGGCGGCAATAGCCGTTATGCTTATATGAGGTCATCTTTCAACTATGATAATGATTCTACCGTAGTTGTAACGCTACTTCCTGGAGGCCCTATTTTCCCTGGTCATGTATACGCTTCTTCCCACCATGCTTTTTTTCGTGGCAAAACGATCTTGAGTGCATCCACAGGTGTGTATGATGGAACTGCAAAACCTCATTTTAAGTACCATTCTAGCCCCATATCAGAAAATACTATTCTGATTTCAGATCCCAGTACGCCATACAAGCCAGGTGGTCAACAGTCTCGTGGTCAAGTGCCCCCGTCGGCACCTGATCTTGATACGCCGACTGGGCCTTTTCAATCAGATTATGAGGTAGGTTTTATTGATAAATTTGTTATAGGCGGTGGTGTACAGTATGCACATATGAATTGTACGCTTCTTTACCCAAACACAGTTAAACCTTCTCAATGGCCAAATGGCGCTATAGTGAAAAATGTAACACGTTCAATCTGTCTTGTTGCCGGCCGCTTTGTGGTGAACATAGACAGGATTAGTACCCTGAGACCAACGGCTAAGGTTGCCATTGTCATGCATTGTCCATCATCGGATGGCTTCAGTCTTTATGAGGGTGGAAAGTGGGATGGTGGCACACCGCCTAACGCACATGGCGGCACTCCTGGCCAATATACACTAGACAAATCCTACACGTGGAGTCGTGATAACTCGAGAGTTCATGCAAGCGTTTTATATGATGGCTATTTGGAGATTTGGCGTCTTGGTGGGAAATCCGCAAGTGGTGAGTGGAACAAACGAGATTCTTATGAATTTATTCACCCGGATACTGGTGAAAACATTCCATATGATACGCAGTACGTGAGTGGTGCGGAGGAGAGAAAGGTTATTGATAGTGGTTGGGCTGGGTTCTGGCGGTCGGAGATCAGGGTGACTGGTGAAACTGAATATACAATCCCGCACGTCTATGAGCTTACTGACAAGAGCCGAGATCCTGTAATTGTCGAATTGTTACCACATGTGAATGATGGCAGAATTGGTATTACGATTTATGAAGAAAGGGCTACCAGGGTTCTTGTGTTCTCTGAGGATGAAGAGCTAGATGTTGAAGTCATTTATGATTTAGGCATTATGTCAGAATCCAGCAATTTTGTTGCGGATCTAGAACCTGGTTCTTATGTGTGGGAAACTGAGACTGAAGAAGGTGTGTTTGATGTAAATGAAAATGGGGTTGGTTATTTCACCGTTGAAAACGGAGGTATAGTAAGATTGGCACAAGGTGCAGTTACACCGCCCCCGCCGCCACCCCGTATTGACCGTTTTTTAACTGTAGCTACTTATGATACAACGGCTTATCAATGGCGCATTGTGCGTGATGGCGGCCCATCTGTACAAGGTGCCTGGTACCATGGCCCGGATTCTCCTGGTTTTTACAATGGATATGCAGCAAAAGGAGACTCAATATTTTGTCCTAATGTGGGGGATGATTGGAAGTATGTGATCGTGACATGGCCAGCCACACAGGCTGGTCCAGATTCTGTGTACAAATATGAGGAAGATAAAAATGCCGGGCCGCCCCATGAGTGATTCATTGTAAGAGGTTGCGTCATCATGAACCGGCCGACTGTCATCAGACAGAGCATGAGTGTTTATTATATAATAACATTATTGTGAAAGAGCCTGACCCGAAATAAAACCTTGGTATATCATGGGAGAGGATGAATGAAACCTAAATTGTTATTGTATACGAAGCTCCTGCCTAAAAGATGGTGGGAATACACAGAACAAGAAAAAGAAATTCTAGCAACGTCCTATGATGGTTTCGTTTGTATTGAGACTCCATCCATTCGTAAGCAGATGAAGAGTTTTAATCCCGACCTCAAAATCTTTTTTCCTTGGATGCCTCAGCTTGTACCCAAAGGAACGGAGTACAGCGATTGGAACCCCATGCGTCACGAAAAGGGGTGGGGTATTCCACAGATCCTTCGTGATAAAAAAGGCTCTGTTGTATTTGATGAACAAAGGTCTTATGGCCATGGCTGGATAGACTGTTCTAGTCAAGCTAATGTTGGCTGGCTATTAAATAGGATGAAAGACTCTTGGTATTTGCAGCTAGAAGACTGTGATGGGTTTACCATTGAATTAGGCTCCTTTATTAAGCCTTGGCCCGGTTTCTTCCCTGAGGGAGTACAATTAGCAAAGCCTTGGGATGAGTTCTCTGCAGCTTGGACTTCTGCATGCAGTGATTTTCTACCTAGATTACGAGCCTTGCTGCCTGAGCCTATAATTATTGTGGGCTCCGATGGTCTGGTTGGAGACTGCGATCCTAGCAATGGGCGGTTAGTAGAAGATTTTGGGCTACGTGGTAGTTGGGTAAATGATGCCGTTGGTATTAACAAAAGATCCATCCTAGATTCTCATAGGTACGCAAAGGATGGTGGCTTGTACACGGTTGTAAAGCAAAATACCACTACACCACTTGTAGAAGGTTACGCTGCCGCTGCGTTGTGGGATACTTGGTACACGGTTATGAACCCTGCTGAGAAGTTACCTTTATTGGGATTTAAAGACACCATTCCTTTATGGGATTTGTCATCACCAATGGAACAAACTAGAACTGAAGGTTCATCCTTCGTTCGTAAGTACTCGGCAGGTACATTGGTAGTTGACATTCAAAACGAAAACCCGACTTTAATTCGTTTTATTTCAAACGATCCAATCGGCAAAGGATGTTTGGCCTTCTTGGTCCCGTCGTTCCTTATTAATATGGGCACATGGGAGGGCGTAAATATGACTTAGCAGAATAGGCGCACAGTCTGCTCATTTTGTCAGCCGGTCATCGTAAAAGATCGGCCGGCTAAAAAACAAAGGAAAAAAGACGAATGAAAAAGCGCATTACGTCTATTATCATTGGCCTCAGCCTTGCAAGTGCTAGCGTGGCTTCTGCTCTGCCGTCAGATTGGATGCTCATCTGGTTCTGGGATGCTATGTACAATGGGTTTTGTAGAACCTGCTCGGGATGCTGCATGATGGATGACGAGAATAATCCATGGGATGGTGGCGATTGGGGCCACTAGTTTTATCTTTGGTGTTAGGGTCACTTCTGTCTGATTGGGCTGTAGTGCCTATGCAAGATGTAAATGTGCCTGCAGTACAAGCAGAAGTTGTGCTTACTGCCAGAATTGTATATAAGGAATTCGGTTCTGGTTATACACCAATTGTTATCCGTTATGTAGGCAACCGCTACGTTGGTCTTACGGATAAGAATCACTTCATGTTCAAAGCCGGCAATAGATACATTCGTGCCATAGAGTCTCGTGATAAGTTCAAAACTACGGAAAACTCTGCGTCAAAAGCGCAGATAGCCAAGGATAGGCTATACAAGTGGCGTCAGAACGGCGAGCCCGGAATTCTCATGTGGTTAGGTACTACGCGTGATATAGATTTTACTCTGAAGCCACAAGAGTATGTGATCGTAGTGGTTAAAAAAAGTAAGGGTGAACTTACTTTGTTCTCTGTAGAATAGCCTTGGGGCCTCTGTGATAGAGGCCCCAGAAGGAATTGTTATTGTCTACTCACGATTTTAACATTTTTTAATCCTAAGCCTGTGAGACGGCTAGGTATATAATAGTGTCCATAGAGCATTACTACAACCCACCGGACATGTTTTTGCCGATATTGTATTATGATCTAAGAAAATCATAATACAATACTTCCTAATTATAACCGATAAGCACGATTACAAAGTACAATTATTTGTACTAAAGTATTAAAGAGCCGTCACTGGTGAAGAGATCACCATACACAGCCTAAGAACACTAATGTGGAAAGGAAATATGTTATGAGCGTCATTGCTTGGGATGGAAACAAAATTGCTGCAGACAGACAGATAGAGGCTAATGGAATTAGGAAGAAAGTTTCAAAGCTATTTGTTATGAAGGATGGTAGTTGTGCCAGTTTTGTTGGTAATTATGATTGCGGCCTTGTGCTAGTTGATTGGCTTAATAATGGCGCTGATGTAGCCAAATGGCCGGAATGCCAAAAACGGACAGGTAGGCCAATCTTATTGTTATGAAGCCAAACGGATCCGTCATCGTGTACTGCCAAGAATGTATATCAATCCCCATAAATTGTCAATTCATGGCCTGGGGTATTGGGTGTGATTTTGCGCTTGGAGCTATGGCTATGGGTGCTGACGCCGTACAAGCTGTAGAAATTACAAACAAGTTTTCCATCCATTGCGGTATGGGCGTAGACTCTTACGGTAATGATGCCATCGCCTGCAAACAAGGAATAGTAAAAAATGAACAAGGGAAACTGCTAAATTATTTGTTACAGCGCTTGAGGTAATAAACAGATATTGCAGCAGCACACAGGGCTAGGCATTCTGCCCCGATTGAGACGGCCACATTACCTGTGGTGAAGAAACTAGCCAGAGTAAAAGAACAGGCTTATTAATCATATTCGTAGATCCGAGTATGGCCAAAAAATATAGTACGAAGCCCAAAGAGAAGACAGGGCCCGACATCATCGAGGGTTCTAAAGGTCTTAAGGCCACCGGAAATAAAACAACCAAGAAAAAAGCTAGGAAAGGCCAAGAACAGGGCATGAGGCCAGGGTGTAATTGGGCTTGGGCAATACTTATGGACGGTGAATGGTGCCCATGTCACTGGTCAGAACCCACTCAGGCACAGCTTATGCAGGGTAAGAAGCCATCACTAGAGGCTAGGATCTTCAAGGTAAGAATGCCTAAGACTACGCGGGTATAAAATGCCCAAAAGAGCAGGAAGCCGTCTGTATTGTTTGTATTGTCTGTATTTATATTGGCGTGTGACTTCGTAAAGCCTTTCCTGTCTGTATGTCTATATTCGTCTACGATACTCCGTAAGCCACGGCATACCCAAGAAACGTGCCACCGGTACGGGTTTCTTTTTTATTTTTTTCTGGTTTTTTTTAAGAATATAGACAATATAGGTATAAGGTAGTCAGAGTCCGCGTCGGTGGCTGACTCTAGCTCCGTCTATATTATTTTAATTACATTTAGGAAAATACAGACAACAAAGGGCTAAGTTGACTTTGTGTCTGCCTATATTGTCTATATACGTCTATATTAAGTAAAATTAAATATAGACGTTAACAAGGGGCTTATAAGTGGTGTTGCTTGTCGGTAACATTTGCACTCCTGAGTATTAGTACCGATGCGTGTTTTGGGCCCTAATTCTTTGTTCATTTTTGGTTTTAGATTTGTGCGCGCGGGTGTAAAGATGTTACCCTACGTCTTTAGACTAAGGTTGAAGGATTTTAATTGATGGCAAAGAAGAAACCTGTAGTTTTGCATCCACTCTATAAGTATGCGGCTGGTAAGTTTACTAAGGCTGCGCGTGATGTATTTTTAAAAGAACTTATCGAGACTGGCCGTATTGGACATTCGGCGCATGTTTCGGGCGTTTCTACTCAAACAGTAGATTATCATAGAAAAAATTTCCCTGAGTTCGACGCTTTGTGTCGTGATGCGTTGGAAGAGTTTAATACCAAGATTGAGCAGGAGATTTACCGTCGTGCTGTCATTGGAGTAGAAAGGCCAGTATTCCAGGGTGGTGTGCTTGTTGGTGTTGTCAAGGAGTATAGCGATAGACTTCTAGAAATAGAAGCCAAAAGACGAATGCCGGCAGCTTATAATGATAAGATGGCCATTGATATGAATGTGTCAGGTGGAGTTCTCGTTGTGCCGGGCCAGAAACTTAAGTCTGATGAATGGCAAGATCAGTTCCAAAAATCAGATCCTATGGAGATTCCATTTGACATCCATGGTAATAATGGTGACCATAGTAGCAATGGCAATAAACCATGACGGTAAGAAAGGACTCTATTTATCATTCTCCGGTTGTAGAGTTGACTTTACACAAACGTGTTGATAAAAGCCTTTATTATTTGGTTAAAGTACGCAGTGCTGTTATGCCACGCAAGAAGATTGGTATTCTTGAGTGTAAGCAGTGGAATCAGAGAAGTGAAATAGGTGTACTGGCCGGTGCTTTAGCTGAAGAATTGTGGGATGAATATACAAGTTCTGGTAAAAAGATCAAGAAGCCGAGGCCAGAGTCTTTGGATCCAACTAGAGTTGCATTAGCTGGTGAAAGAGCGTATGAAACATTAATAGCAAAACTCAATGAGATGGGGCATTCTGCGGATACAATGATCAATAGCATAGGGTTAGTTAAAGTTAGAGGGAATGGAGAGTACTAAAAGTCATGTGTCGTGTCGATGAAGATGATGATGAAGCTGTTGATGATGAAGTTGTTGATGATGAAGCTGCTGATGATGATGATGTTTGTTTAGACTGTGGGGTACCATGGGATTATTGTGATTGCGACATAGACGATTAACATTCGGATATTTTGGATTTTGCTAGGTATTAGAAGGCATTGAGTGGATATTAAGCAGGATTTGCTAGATATTAGTAGGTATAAGGAGGTATTAAGCGGGTATAATGCCTCTTGAGGTACTTTGGCGGAAAACCAACAAGGGCATAAAGCCATATATCAAGGATGGTTCAAGGGAGAAAGAGGCGGTATGGGCACCACAACCAGGTAGCCAACTTGCATTCTTATCCTGCCCCGTAGATGAAGCTCTGTACGAGGGAACACGTGGTCCTGGCAAAACAGACGCTCTCCTTATGGATTTTGCCCAAGATGTTGGAGTAGGATGGGGTGCTGCTTGGCGCGGTATCATCTTCAGAAGAACCTTCCCAGAACTTCGTGATTTAATCAGTAAGAGTCTTCGCTGGTTTAAGTTAATCTTCCCTAATGCAAACTATAACCAAAGTGGTCACTTCTGGACGTTTCCAGGAGGAGAACAGCTGTACTTTGGTTATTTTGATAGTGAAGATGATTATTGGAAATATCATGGTTTTGAGTTTCCTTGGATCGCATGGGAAGAGTTAACTACGTGGCCCAATCTCCATGGCTATCATCGTATGAAGTCGTGTTGGCGATCTTCGAATAAGGATGTTCCGCGCAGGTACAGAGCTACAACAAATCCGTATGGCGTCGGGCACAATGCAGTGAAGTCTTATTTTGGATTGCCTGTTGGTCGTGGTCAAATCATTGGCCCTATTATTATTGGTCAGTATCTACCGGACGGCTCTAAAGAACCTGATCGTGTTGCTATCCATGGTATGCTGGACGAAAATAAAATACTGCTTGATGCTGAACCTGATTACAAGGCAAAAATTCGTGCAGCTGCTCGTAATGAACAAGAGCTAAAAGCCTGGTTGTATGGTGACTGGAACATTGTTGCTGGCGGTATGTTGGATGACATATGGCGAGATAGCATTCATGTGGTGCCGTCTTTCCCATTTAATATAATACCTAAGGCATGGCGTATAGATAGAAGTTATGATCATGGTCAGTCAAAGCCGTTTTCTGTTGGTTGGTGGGCTGAGAGCAATGGTGAACCATTCCGATTTGAGGGTCGAAATTATGGTGTTGTTAAGGGTGATCTGTTTAGGATAGCCGAGTGGTATGGGTGGAATGGCAAGCCGAATGAGGGTTGTAACATGTTGTCTAGGGAAATAGGCCGTGGTATACTCGATAGAGAGGATGATTATGGGATCGCACACAGAGTTCGTGTAGGCTCGGCTGATGCAAGTATTTTTGATCGGTCTTCTACAGGCGAATCTAGTGTTGCAGATGAGATGATTAAGGTTGGAAACGCTAGAGGCCGTAGCCTCAGGTGGGAGGCATGTGATAAATCACCTGGATCTCGTATACAAGGCTGGCAGCTGCTACGTGCAAGATTAAAAAATTCCGCCTCGTTTCCAAGAGAATATCCCGGTTTGTATGTTTGCGAACGTTGTTATCATTTTAGGCGTACAGTCCCTGTTTTGCCTCGTGATCATAGGAATCTTGATGACGTAGACACTGAGTTTGAAGATCATCTAGCAGATGAGACTCGATATAGAGTTAGGCACCAGCGCAAGACCGTACACATGGGAGACATGAAGTGATTTCAGTTTATTTGGCTACACGCTGGTCTAATCCGAAGCATACTGAGCTACTCGAGGCACTTCGTGCACTGGGGATTAAAGCTTTGGATTTTAAAGGCTCTGGTGTTACAGATGAGGAGGTTTTTGGGAATCTTGATGGGCCGGCCGATTGGATCGTTCGTATGAGAGACATGAATGGTGCAGCGTATATATCATATGTAAGGACGGTTAGCCTTATTAGAGAAGCTGATATCACAATACTTGTACAACCTGCTGGAGCCTCTGCGCATTGGGAACTTGGCTATGCACAAGGGATTGGAAAACGAACGGCTGTACTCCTGGATGGAAATAACTTTAAATCAGAACTTATGTACAGAGACGCTTTATTGTATTATGAACAAGATAAGCTATTAGATATGTTGGACATTGCAAATAAAGCATCTAACTTTGATTTTAGTCGCTGGGAGATAAGTGAGGTATAGCATGCCTGCTGAAAAGGACCCTAAAGATCCTTCAACTACAAGTGCCGCCTATGACTATATGTTGCCTAACTGGAGAAAGATGGCAACGGTGCTGGGTGGAACAAGAGCTATGCGGGCAGCTGGTAAAGTGTACCTACCACAGCACGTTGAAGAATCTGAGGGTGCTTATCAGGAGAGATTAAATCAGGCAACTTTGCTTAATATGACTAAGCTTACCTTAGAAGGTTGGGTAGGCCGTCCGTTCTCTAAGCCACTTGTATTTGAAGATGTCCCGAAGGAGATCGAAGATAATGTCTTGCCTGATGTCGATCTGCAAGGGAATGATGTTGACGTTTTTTCTAGAGAATGGTTTTCTAGTGGCTTATCCAAAGGGTTAAGTCACACATTTATTGATTACCCCAGAGTAGTGTCCGCAGAAAATAGATCACTGCTTGATGATAGTGCGGATGGTCTGCGCCCCTATTGGGTGCAGATAGAACCAGAACAACTTTTCTTTGCTGATGCGGAGGTCGTTGGTGGCCGTGAGATTCTTAGGGAAATCCGTATTATGGAGGAGGTTACTGGTCGTAATGGAATGGTAGAGACATCTGAGCCGCAAATCCGGCGTGTATACCTGAGAAATGAAAATGGTGTTAACCGTGGTTGGGTTGAGTTATATAGGCGTTTTAAGAAAAAGAATACGCACGGTAAGCCCATTTGGAAGATGGTTGATAGCTACCCATATGATTTAGATATTATTCCACTTGTTACATTTTATAGTAGACGGTGCGGGTTTATGCTGGCTGAGTCTCCTCTAGAAGATCTTGCCAATTTGAACATTGCACATTGGCAATCTACATCTGAACAAAGGGCTATCCTAACTACCGCACGTTTTCCTATCCTTGCCCTTAGTGGTGGATCTGACGAAGGTAAGCTTGTTATTGGTCCTAATAAGTGGCTTTGGTCGCCAGACTCACAAAGCAAGTTTTATTATGTTGAACACACGGGTGCTGCTATTGAGGCTGGACGCAAGGATCTAGAGTCTCTTAAGGATGAGATGTCAGAATATGGTGCACAATTTCTGAAGAAACAACCTGGTGCACAGACTGCAACGGCTAGAGCTTTAAACTCTGCGGAGGCCATTAGTCCATTGCAGGATAATGTACAACGGTTCACTGATGCACTTGAGCAGTGTTTGGTTATTACTGCTAAGTGGATGAATGTAGAGCTAGGTGAAGCCAAGGTAACTATCAATACGAACTACAGTTTTAACGAAACGAACTCCGCTGATATTGATGCCCTTAAGTCCGCACGTATGATGCGTGATATTAGTAGAGAGGCTCTTATTGGAGAGTACAAGCGTCGTGGTATTTTGTCGGAAGATTTTAATGCTGATAGAGATGCAGCCATTATTGAAGAAGAAGCTATGAATTTGTTTGGTGAGCCACCTGATCTGGATAATGAAATAGAGACGGACAGGCGGTAATGTCGGGCATTAGGTCACAGTCCCCCCATCTTCCGTCTCTTGGTTGGGCTGAGTTTTTTAATGTTTTTATGGCTCAGGCAGCTAAGATTAGACCTTGGTTTGTTGGGTTGAGTCTTTTGTTAGTTGTTGTTATTAGGCTTGTTGAGCGAGTTTTGATTGCTATCATGGAACGTAAGAGGGGCTGATGGCGACGGCTAATGAAAATCTTTTTGATGCCTTAACTCGTCATCAAATTGGTTTAAGAAGGCTTGGTGGCGGTGAGTTTCAGGCTATATTGAGTCTGCTGGAAAAGTCCGATAAAGAACTTGAGGCTATGCTTAGAGAGCGTTTGCCTAGAGGCGAAACGTTTACAACTGAGCGCATGAAGAAACTTCGTGACGACATTAAGGTTCTTCGAAAAGAATTGTTCTCTAGTATTAAATCACGAACCCGTGATGATTTTATAGATTTAGCCAAGGCAGAGCAGACATTTATAAAGAACATTATGGATGCTGTGATGCCGGTGTCCCTTGAATATGCAGTTGTATCCACGGATGCATTGTCGGCCATTGTGCGAACACAGCCTTTTGCTGGTGGGGCCAATGCTGCAAATACTTTAGCTGATTGGTGGAGTAAACTTGAAAAGGTCGATCAATCTCGTATTCTTGATGCTATACAACTTGGTAATGCACAGAATGAGACGATTGATCAGGTAGTACGCCGTGTAAGAAAGAGCACAGGCATGGCTCGCATAAATGCTGAAGCTATCGTGCGTACAGCAACAAATCACGTATCAGATGCCTCGAGAGATTTATTTTTTAATGAGAACCTTGATATAGCGCAAGCTTATCGATGGAATTCTACATTAGATGGTAGGACATCTGCAATTTGTAGAGCAAGAGATGGCCATTTTGCCCCCGTTGGTGATAAGCCTCTGACATTAACGCCAAAGTTACATCCACCTACTGCAAGACCACCTGCCCACACTGGTTGTAGATCAAACCGAACTTTAGTTTTAGATGCTGATGGGATAGCAAATATTATTCCTGATAGGCCGTTTGTCCGTGATACTAGAACTCGTCGTATGAGAGAGCTAGATTTTAGAACAGAAGCTAAAGAAAAAGCTGGAAATAAGTGGAAAGAGTTAAGCCCGCGTGAAAGACAAGAGTTAGTTAGTGACCTCAAGCGGCAATGGGCTAGAGATAATATAGGATCGGTGCCGGCCACCGTTAACTATGATGAATGGTTAAGACGTCAGCCTATCGCATTTCAGGATAACGTACTCGGGAAAGGGAAGGCTGAATTATTCAGGAAAGGCGCAAAGTTAGATACCTTCGTAGACAGGCAAGGGCAGGAACTTACGCTAAAGCAATTAAAGCAAAGGCACAGTTCGCTTGTTATAGAGCCAAAAGCACTAAAAACCAGAGCAAAACCGCGCGTTAAACATACCGAAGACCCGCCTATTGACTACGGGAATCTTAAAGGTGATAAACTTAATGATAAACATGCTGTGCAGTATGATGTTTGGAAGCGTAACAGTCCTAATATAACTAAAGAGCAGCACAATACGTTAAAGAGTTATCAGGGCCAGCAGTTCGAAATAATTAATGCACAGCTTAGGGGCGGTGGCACTTTATCTAAACACAAGGGCTTTATAGATGATATAGATGCTGCGTTTGATAATTCTGCCGCTTTGGAAAGAGATATATATGTGTATAGAACAGCGTTTTTAGATGGTGGTACAGCTAAAGAGATTTTTGGAGATGTCATACCCAAAGCAGGGCTGGCCTTTAATGATAAAGCTTTCGTATCTACATCTATGGGCAAGGGTGTTTGGAACTTCGGTATAAATCAGGTGTCGGAAGCCGGTGCTATATATAATTTCCGTATCAGAGTGCCTGAAGGTACGAGAGCTATTGTTATGCCTGCGTATGGTGATGAAGCTGAGATACTTTTAAATAGAGGTCGTAGCTTCCGTATTACGGGCGTTTTCAAATCAGGCACTCGAGCTGTAAAAGATTTCACGCAAGATGTAACGATCGATGTTGATGTTTACACGTTAGAGGTGGAACTTATATGAGAAAGCGCTTTGCGTGGCAGAAAGGAGATGTAAAAACTATAGGTATATGTTCTAGGTGTAAGCATAAGCTATATGAATGGGGTTGTAAAGCCTATCTTGATGGTATACCTAGAGACATTCTTGATGGTACCGTTGACCATAGAGAGAATGTGCCGGGTGATAATGGCATTAAGTTCGAGGAAGTAAAAGCTGAGTGAATCAGTAGCAACACAAGGAGCGTGAAGCCATGGATTTTGATTTTAATAAAAATCTTACCGTGGATTCTTTGTCTGGGGTGGTCCCAGATGACTTTCATGGTTTGTATGTTGAGAAAGATGGGAAGTATGTACTAAAGACCGATGACCCTGTGGTAGGATCGGCTGTTAAAGCTGTGTCTGGGCTTAATCGTGCGCTAAATGCTGCTAGGGCAGAGGCCAGGGATGCCAAGGGTAAGATCATTGACCTTACGCCGCTTAAAGATTTCGGCGCCGATCCCAATAGCATCTTGAGTGCTTTCAATGCTCAACTTGAAGAGGCCAGGAAGACTAGCAAATCAAAGGGTACAGATGATGTTGAAGTTGCTGTGCGTAAGGCAACTGAGGCTCTTTCTACAAAACATACTTCAGATTTGGAAAAGCGTGAAGCACGTATTAATGCACTCATGACGCAGCTTGAAGAAACTTTGGTTACTAGTGCAGCTATTTCTGCTTTGTCAGAAGCTGGTGCTATTGATGTCGATCTAGCTTTACCACATATCAGGAATCAAGTAAAGGTCACTGAGGAGAACGGGAAATTCAAAGTTAATGTGGTTGATGCTGTAGGAGATCCTAGATTTAGTGGTACTGGAAATCACATGACTATCTCTGAGCTTGTGCTGGATATGAAGAAATCAAAGAAGTATATGCCTTTGTTTAAGTCGGAGGCTCCTGCTGGTGGTGGAAAACCTCATGGTGGTCGTTCATTTCCGTCTAATAGTGATGGAGATAAGTCATCTGTAGATAAAATTTCGGCTGGCCTTCGTGGAAGGAGGGGTTGACACGTACTTTCACTAGTGGTTTACTGGTCTTTAGTTTTCCCGCCTAGGGTGATCCGAGGAGGGGCAAAGGCGCTGTTGAGTGAATCCAGTAGCTTTTGGTACTCTGCCAATGATCAAATACCCTAGGAGGGGTTAAAAATTGGCCTCTGTAACACTTGTAGAAAGTGCCAAGCTGGCTCAAGATGAGCTGGTGGCCGGCGTTATCGAGAACATCATTACTGTTAATCAGATGTTCTTGCAGATTCCTTTTGATGGCATTGAAGGTAATAGTCTTAAGTACAATAGGGAAAATGCACTAGGTGGTGTTGGTGTTACTGGTGTTGGTACCGTCATCGGTTCTTCTGACCTTAACCCAATGCCTGGTGAGACTGCCGCTCCCAAAGACCCCGCTACGTTTACTGAAGTATACAGCGGTCTAACTACGATCGTAGGTGATGCTGAGGTAAACGGCCTGATCCAGGCTACGCGTTCTGGAGACGGCAATGATCAAACCGCCGTACAGATTGCATCTAAGGCCAAGCACGCTGGGCGGCTTTGGCAGTGGATGTTCATTAATGGTACTGGCGCAGGTGACCAGTTTGACGGTTTGATTAATCTGGTCGCGGCTGGTCAAACGCGCACATCTGCAACGAATGGTCAAGCTTTGACTTTGGCTATCCTTGATGAGATCATGGATCTCGTTACTGTGAAGGATGGTGAAGTGGATTATCTTGCTATGCACGCTCGTGAACGTCGTGCATATAGGGCTCTTCTTCGCGCTTTGGGTGGTGCGGCCATTATGGAAGTTGTTGAGCTTCCTGGTGGGCAGGAAATCATGGCCTATTCTGGTGTTCCTGTTTTTCGTAATGACTACATTCCTATTGATCAGGTCCAAGGTTCTGCAAGCAATGCATCTACTGTGTTTGCGGGTACGTTTGATGATGGATCTCGGTCTAATGGTGTGGCTGGTCTTACGGCAGAGCAAGCGGCCGGTATCATGGTTGTTGATGTTGGGGAGAAGGAAGGCGCTGATGACCACATTTGGCGTGTCAAGTGGTACGCTGGGTCTGCGCTGTTTAGTGAAAAGGGCCTTGCTGCTGCCCCTGGCATCATTCCATAATTGATGTAAGTTAGTTGTACTAACAGATAGGAAAAAGCACAGTATGGATGGTGTAGTACTTGTAGCAACAGGTGCAAAGACTGGTCACACATTTGTTGCGGGTAAGCATCAGTTCGTGAATGGTATCACAGTAGTTAAGGGCGCTGGCGCTGTTAGATACTTTGGTCGTGTGTATAAAGCCTATCCTGTTGGCAGTTTAGAGCTTGAACGTGCAAAAGAAGCAGATGCTTGTAATTTGTTGCTTGAGATCACTAACGGTGTAGCAAAGGTTCTTAATGAACCTAAGGATAAGTTAAATGGCTCAAGTGAAATTCATTCTACTGTCGGGATCGGGCGGCAGGGACAGCAAGTTTCAAGCAGTGTTCAGTCGAGCGGGGGAGAATCTACAAAAATTCCCACAGCGGATGGCGGCAGAACAAATGACCATCAAGCCGGGGGAACCGAACGTGTTTCCAGTAGGGGTGGACAGTCGGACTCCGGGCATGACGGGGACTTCCCGTCGGAGCGGGGTCGTATTCTCAAGGCGCTAGAAGCATTAGACAACAAGAACAATGAACATTGGACCAATGATGGCCGGCCTAGAATCGATGCTATTGAAGCCGTTTCTGGAGTTACTGGCCTTAGCCGGCAGCACATTGACAATGTTGCGCCTGAATTTAGGCGTAAAAAGGATGGCTAAGGCAAGTGATGGCAGAGACGTTTATTGATGGTATTACTCACTGCATCATTAATTCTGATGATGGAGGAAGTGATGCTGTTAAAATCGCAGAGGTTATCACTGCCGCAAATGCAGCGGGTATACCGTTGCCGGCTGGGTATTCTGATACAGTTAGTGATCTTGCCGTGACTGGAGCGTTCATGGGCATGGATCTCAATTGTGTTTTTATTCCGGATCTCAATTGTATTTTTATTCCGTATCCCAATTGTATTTTTATCCCTAGTTTTGGCATTGCCACTTAATCCGGCAAAGATGCTTAAGGGCAGGTGGAGATGATCTTGGCGATAAGCAAGTTATCGTGCAGGTTTTCCCCTCCTATCGTTACAGGTAGTGGTGGTGCTCAAGTTAACTTAGATGTAGATATAAGTTCAACTTTTGTGGCTTTCATTGTGGACGGTGGTGTATCTATCGATGCACTGACTGTAACGGGAAGGCATTAAATGTTTACTTGGTGGCTTAGACGTATTTACCGTGAGGTGATGCGTCTCCACAGACAAGGAGAAAGAATCATGGCGAGCATTGATGAGTTCCGTATTCTTCTCGATCAGGTGAATGAGCAGACTACGGAGATTGGTGTTGGGATTGCAGATGTTGCTGATGATATCAATCAGCTTATGGCCCAAATCGGTTCTGTGCCGCAGGAAGTCATGGATGGGATGGCCTCTGTTGTAAGTGATCTACGAGGCAAGGCTGCTATCCTCAAGGGTGTTGCTGCCCAATTCCCACCTACTCCGCCTACAGAATAACTAATATGGAAAGAACGCTTGCCGATCTCTCTGTAGCAGAGCTTCGTCTTAGGTTAGCCATACTCGAGAAGATTATGCGCGAAGCCCAATCTGAAAATGATGATAGATGGAAGGGTCTTGAACCGGATCGGCAAGCGTTACTACAGGTCATAGGCAGTAAGACGATACCTCCAGTAGTAGTTAAATTAAAGACGGCTGTTATGTCGGCATCTTCAAATAGTAGGAGGTCGTCCTAAATGGCAGAGGGTGATGGCCACGTATTCAACAACTTTAAGGAGAATGTGCTCCTAAAGACAATGAATTTGGCTAGCGGTGGTGATGTATTTAAAATTATCTTAGTAAACTCCGGTTGGACACCCACCGTTGACGGTGCTGCTCCATCATACGCAGATGTTTCGGCTAATGAGCTTAGTGGAACCGGTTATACAGCGGGTGGTAAAACTATTGGTAGTCAGGTCGTTGCCCAAGACGATATTAACAACAGGGCCTCTTGGGATGGTGCTGATGTGGTGTGGACCGGTCTTAATGCTGGTACCCCCGCTGCTGCAATTTTGTACAATGACACCGTTAGTGATTTGCTTATGGTTTATTGGGAAGTTACTACGCCGACCAATGGCGGTGATTATACGCTGCAGTGGGCTGCTACTGGTATTTTACTTGTGGCATAGATGGCTACCAATGTAACAGGGATACTTGATGAATTTACTGAAGTCATTTCTTTAGGAAATGGCCGGTATAAGTATACTTCGTTTACAAGGTCCGGTGGCTCAAGAGGCCCATTTAGACAAGTCGACGGATCTTGGGGTTCTATTCGCGATTTATTTGATGCTACTCTAGAAAACGATGTCGATATCATTTTCACTCGTGGTGCACATGGTGTGCGCATTTCACCTTTCATTAGATTTGGTGGCCAGGATAGGTACGTAAGGGACGTAATCGCGCAGTTTCCTGGAGCCGTTAGCCGTGTCGATTATGAAAGACATGGCCTCAAATACTCCGCTAGTTTTATTGACACCCTAGGCCGATTGCAGGGTTTGGGCTTTGATTTCTCCACAATCGGTGATGTTACACTACGTGCTGATACTCAGGATGAGATTATAGGTGGAGATGAAAATGGTAATCCTATAACTTGGCCTGTGCCAGTTGCTATTGTCAGTTATCGTGGTGTGGAAATTGTTAGAATAGCTGCTACCCCTCTTCTTAAGCCCGCAGATCCGGAGTGGCGCCCATATAGACAAGGTACCAAGGTTCGTATTGATCTGGCGAGAATGGTTGGCCGTGTGGTGGAAATCGATCCTACTACCACAATTTATACAGACAATGACATAAATGGTTATATTACTTTTACATTTCCATCTACGCCTATTTCTGCTACGAATACAGGAACCTTTAAACAAGTTGGCCGGCGCATTTTCCCAACGGCTCAACGCTATAATTCATATGATCGTTTTGATACTACATTATTGGATGCTAATGCTATTGTAACTGATGTAATTCTTCATTGGCGAGCTTCGTTAACTCCCTATACACAGGGTGGTGATGGACCAAGTAATGCGGTGTGGAAATTTTACCAAGCATGGAATAAACTTACAGACCCATTAAATAGTGCGGATCTTTTTGATGTTCGTGATGCCGCTGGTGCATTAACAACCGAAATTGATAGTGATGAGATACAGGATCCTGCCTCTAAAGAGTTTTATGAGTTTCCATTAAATCCATCTTGGATTCGTGGTGGTACATCTGAACTTCATGATTTAGAGGTCTATGACCATAGCGCTTATGACGCCGGAGATGCTCGTATTTGGTCCATTGAACGAACATCTGATCAGCCGTATTTAGAAATTATTTATGTTCTTCCTCCTACTATTGCAATGAATTCAGCTTTGTTGACACTTGATCCCCAAGATTTGGATGTAGTACCTGTATTTACATTAACTTTGAATTCTGCTGTAATAACGCTTGATCCTCAAGATCTGGATGTGGTAGCTATATTTACACAGGTTATGAATTCAGCTACCATAGCCATTAATCCCCAAGATTTGGATGTGATTCCAGGTAGTACAGCTGTAGTATTAGATGCGGCTACTTTGTTCCTAAACCCGCAAGATGTTTTAGTAAGTACTGGTGCTGTTTCTATATCTATGCAATCAGTCGTCTTGCTACTTGACCCACAGACACTGAACAAAGTTTTGCATCTTCACTCAGCTGGCATTACCATTAATCCACAAGCTACTGTAATTAGTTCTGGTACGGCGGTAGTTGAATTGAATGCGGCTATGATTTCTATTTTGGCTCAAGATTTTATCATGCCTACACTTGGTTTAACTTGTCCTGTTTTGGGATCTAAGACTACAGTACATGATCTACTTGGCAATAGTGCTATAACTCATGGTGTCCTAGGTGATCAAGTAAGAGTTCATGCCGTAATGGGAGATAGTGGCTGTGAGCATAATTAATGACACCATAGAGTTTTATGAAGGCAATATTCAGATTTTGTCGTTTACCTTAACGGATAATGATAATGGTGGTGCAGCGCTTGATCTTACAAATTTAACTCTTAAATGGGCGCTGTCTAAGGCTGATGATCTAGATCCTATTATGTACAAGACTACACCAAAGCTGGAGAAAACGGAAGGCGCTGGGATTGTTATTACAAATCCTCCAGGCACGGATGGACTTTGTAGGGTCACAATATCAACAGCTGATACTGCGCCTGGCAATCCCAATGAGATAAAGCCAGGCATATATTATTGGGAGCTTGAGGCTACAGATACTTTATCGGAGAGAACGGTACTCGCCGTAGGTACGTTTACTATTCTTAAAAATGTGGTAAACAGTTAATGCCATTTAAAATTGTAAATAAGGGTGGACTGAGACCCTGGAAGATTGTAAAAGTACATTCAGACGGTAGTGAAAAGGTAGTTGGGTCTTCAACGTCTAAAGCCGAAGCTGAAGCTTCTGTTAGGATGCGCAATAAAACGCACAAGGACAAGACAAGAGGCAAGTAATGGCATTCGTATTGGAAACTGGAGCGGGATTATCAAATGCCAATGCCTATATTGATGTTGATTATTTTAATACCCATCACATAGACAGAGGTGAAATAGAAATTGGTGACTATGAGAATGCTGAAATAGAACAGCATATCATAAGAGCAACTGACTATGTGGATAAGAGATTTGGTCTTAAGTATGTGGGATTCAAAAGGAGCCGTAGTCAATCTCTTGAGTGGCCGCGTGTAGATGCTTATGATGATGATGATTATGCTTTGCCTGATATCCCACTACAATTACAAAAAGCTGTGGCTGAGTATACTCTTATTTCACTACAGATTGGGCGTAATCTTGCTCCCATTCCTGGTTTAGTATTCCCCATCTTAGATCCAGATGCAGGTACGACTACACCACCAGCCGGTGGAACATTGACCGGTGATGAGAAAACGGTTGGGCCTATTTCCATTAAGAAATCTTACTCCGGTAAGCCTAATGAAGGAAGGCCCGTCGTGAGTTCGGGCTTGTCACTGACACAAAGTATTCCTGAATATCCGCAGGCGGATGCTTGGATGCAGGCTATTATAAAGCCTACAAGCTCGAGAGAGTTAAGACGTGGCTGATTTTGATTATTCAGAGGTCAGGGCAGTAGCCAAGGAACTAATTGAAGAATTTGGTAGGGAAGTCACTGTTGTGCATCAAGGAAATACACCAACGGACGCAGGGAAACCTTGGGGCGCGCAGAGTGCTACAGTACGAGGATCTGTGACAGGAAAAGCTGCATTTGTGGCTACAGGCAGCTTGGCAACGGCTGTAGGTAATTCTGATAACGTCAAAAGCTCTGATCAGGTGGCTTTGTTTGCTGCAGCCAACGATGGTGGCTCGAGTTTAGAATACTTTGATTTAATTATAGATGGGCTAGTTAATTGGAAAATCACTAAAACTGAATTGTTATCACCTGGCAATACAAGACTTTTGTATTTATTTGTAGTTGAGAAGCTATGACGGCTACAATCGCGCAGGCAATAGATGAAATTCACGGCATATTTAAAACTGCCTGGGATGCAGATTCTAGCAGTCAAAATGTGCCTGTGTTATACTCAGATGTTTCTGATGAGCCTCCAGTGTCTGGGGCTTGGGCACGTATTACTATTTCTCATAGCAGCTCTTTTCAAGCTACTTTGTCGAGTGATTCCGGAACTAGAAGATATAGACGTGTAGGCACCGTGACGGTGGAAGTTTACACGCCGACCGGTGGCGGTCGGGTGTTATCTACTACACTTAGTACTATAGCCAAGAACGCGTTTGAGGGTGTAACTACTGCTCCGGGTCAGGTGATCTTCCGGAATGCAAGATTAATCGAAGTTGGCCAGGAAGGCAACAAGTACCATGTTAATATCCTGGCGGATTTCGAATATGACGAGGTGAAATAAGCAATGGCTATTCTGACCAAGATTGATTCAAATCAAACTGGTTTGCGGTACGCGGAGGAGTCTAGTTACAAGATTTTGCGCCCGACAGGTTTGGGTGCTAATGGGGTAAACGCCTATTCCGTAGTATCATGGGAACCACTAGAGCCTAATAGTTACACTGATTTTGGCGGCCAGATCACTACAATTGCACGAAATCCAATTAATCCTTCTCGCCAGCGTAAAAAGGGTGTTACTACTGATCTTGATGCCTCTGGTGGATTTGATTCTGATCTCACTCAATCAAATCTACAGGACATCTTGCAAGGTTTGTTTTTTGCTAAATTGCGTAGGAAGCCTGAAACTTTTAAACGCGGTATCTTGAATTCTCAAGCTGCTATCCCCATTACAAGTGTTGTTACGTCATTGGACACATATACACTTGCTAATCTTGGGGCTACGTCAGTAGATACTGTAGCAGCTGGTGGTTCCGGGTACACTGTTGGTGATACGATTACTCTTGCGGGTGGCACATTTGCTACGGCTACTGTACTTGAGGTTACTACAGTATCTACTGGTGCGGTCACGGCAGCTATTATTGTTAATCCTGGTCGATATTCTGTTGCACCCGCTGATCCTGTTGCTCAAGGCTCTACGTCAGGTGGTGGTACCGGTGCGACGTTTAATATGACCTATGCAGCAGTCATAACATTTGTCGATGAATCGCTTATTTTTGCATCTGGGTTTACAAATACTGCCAACAATGGCCTTAAACATGTAACGTCATTGACGTCTACTACGCTGGTAGTGGCAGAAAATCTTGTGAATGAGACTCCTACTTCCGCTGCGAAGATTACGACCGTTGGTGTTGTGGGTGCGGCTGGTGATATTGATGTAGACGCTTCAGGTACTTATCCTCGGCTTACGTCAACTTCACTCGATTTTACCACTCTTGGGCTTACTCCTGGTGAATGGATTTTTGTTGGGGGTGACACGGCTGGAACGTTTTTTACCAATGTTTCCAATAATGGGTATGCTAGGGTGCGCACTATTGCTGCAAATAGTTTGACTCTAGATAAAACCACCGGTACGATGGTTACTGAGGCTTCTACTACAGAGACTATCCACATTTATTTTGGCCGTGTGCTGAAGAATGAGTTGGGTTCTAACATTGTTAGAACTTCATACGAACTTGAGCGTACGCTGGGCGCTCCTGATACGACGCTACCATCGTCCAATCAGGCTGAGTATTTGGAATCATTTGTTGTTGGAGAAGTTAGCTTCAATGTGGCCACGGCTAATAAGCTAACTACGTCTATCGCTGGTGTGGCAGCAAGTCATACGCAAAATTCTGTAGCGGATGGCCTTAAGGCTGGTGATAGACCGTCTTTGTCTGAAATGGCTGCTTATAATACTTCCAGCGATTTCACCAGGATTAAAATGGCATTAGTCACTGCAGGAGTACCTGATCCTGTGGCCTTGTTCGCATTTTTGACGGATCTAACGATTACTATTAACAATAACCTTACTCCTAATAAGGCTGTTGGTACGTTGGGGGCATTTGAAGTCACTGCTGGGACGTTTGCTGTTAGTGGTGAACTCACGGCTTATTTTTCTGAAGTGTCAGCTATCCAGGCAGTGCAGGAAAATGAAGATGTCACGCTTGATTTTCATTTATTCTCCTCTAATTCTGGTATCTCTTTTGATTTGCCGCTAGTTGCTCTTGGGAATGGTAGAGCTAACATTGAACAAGATCAACCCATCACACTTCCATTGTCTATGGATGCAGCTACTGCGGCTAAAATTGATCCGGCACTTGATTATACGTTTTTGATGGATTTTTTCGATTATTTGCCTGAACTCGCTGATTCGGCTGCATAACAAAAAGGAGCGGATGTTTATGGGCATGTATGATACATTTGCCACTGACTCTAAGAGTGAAAAGGAGGGTGTGATTATTGACTATGGTACGTTTAGGGTAACTTTAGCTAGGGCTGGTGGCACTAACTTTGCATACACGAAGGCTTTGGAGTCCAAAACTCGTCCTATGCGCCAAATCATCAGAGCCGATTTGGCGACAGAGGAACAGCTTAGAGCCGTGCTTATGGAGGTGTACGCAGAGACGCTTATTTTGGATTGGGAAACTAGAGTTAATGGTGAGTGGTGTCGTGGTATTGAAGGTCGTAATGGGGAGATGTTGCCATTTAATAAAGATGTAGTACTTGATACTTTGAAGTCTTTGCCAGATTTGTTTAACGCTTTGCGTGAACAGGCAGAATCTGGAGCTTTGTATAGAGCTTCTCTTAGGGAGGTCGCCAAGGGAAACTCGTAGAGTGCCTGATTTATTGGATGGATCAGGCACCAATAGCCCAAAAAATTATCCAAATAGCAGTAAAGGAACGAAGGCCAATACCTAAAAAAATAGCAGATGCCCCAGATATAGATTTAGGATTGGAGCTTTATTTTGAGGCTTTTCTCGAACTTCATACCTGCAGGCTATATGAAGGCGGCCCAATACCTTATGCTGCTGTCATCGAATATGCTGATCGATTTGGATTCGATGATGAGCAGGTGGATTTAGCGCTTTACCTTGTTAGGGCCTTAGATAACGTCTTCTTAGATAGACAGGCAGAGAAACAAAAGAGATGGCAACAAGTAAAGGGTTCGCACAGTTCGCCAAGCGGATTAGCTTTCGTGCCAAAGAAGTAGCCGATAATGCCGAAAAGGCCGTAAGACGTGCCGCCATAGCTGCTGATGAAGTACTAGTTTTATCAACCCCGGTGGACACAGGCAGAGCTAGAGCTAATTGGATTCCTTCTGTTGGCAAGCCCATTCTTGCAGAGCTCCAATCTACGGATAAATCAGGTAATGAAACCATGGCCAAAGCCCATGCTGTAGTAGCAGGATGGACCAGGCTTCTTGGGCCTATTTATTATGCCAACTCTTTGCCATATATTCAGAGGCTCGATGAAGGATATTCCGCACAAGCTCCTAATGGTATGACAACTGGAGCCATAACAGCTGCTCGAGCGCAGTTACAAGCTGCAAAGTTGTTGGGGCCATGACTACAGAAAGACTTATTGTAGAGATTAGTGAAAAGGGTGCTCTTGTAGTAAAGCGTAACATTGATGAGATCGGTAAGACATCCCGCTCTACTGATTCGGCCGTCAACATTTTAAAGAAATCACTAGGTGCAATTGGTGGTGCGATCCTTCTAAAAGAGCTTACATCATTATCTGATACGTTTACCAATATTCAAAATAGAATACGAACAGTCACAAAGAGCAATGAAGAACTAGCGGCTGTTACAAAGAGACTTTTTGAGATATCAAACTCTACTAGAAGTTCATTTGAAGGTACAGCCGAAGTATACGCTAGACTAGCAGGGTCATCTAAAAATCTTGGTGTATCACAACAACAGATACTTGATACGGTAGAATCTATCAATCAGGCTGTTATTCTTAGTGGTGCTAGTTCTCAAGAGGCAAGAGCAGCTCTTATACAGTTTTCGCAAGGTATTTCTGCTGGTGCTCTTCGTGGTGAAGAGCTGAATTCAGTTCTTGAACAAACTTCTGTTGTGGCCGATGTTATTGCAAAGCAATTAGGTGTTACACGTGGTGAACTTCGTAAGATGGGTGAACAAGGTAAGATTACGGCTACAGATATTTTTGCTGCATTTTCAAACTCCAGAGAAGAATTGGCCGAGAGATTTGCAGAGACGGTGCCTACCATAAGTCAAGCGTTTACGGTACTTAGAAATAATGTAGTCAAGTTGGTTGGTGAATTCACAACCGGCTCTGGAGCTTCATCTGCCTTTTCAGATGCTATCCTATTTATTGCTGATAATGTACATAGATTACTTGATGTCCTTAACTTTGTGGGTGATGTGGCTAAGGCTGTATTTAGTCAAGTAAGAGAGGGTTTGGAATCTTTCGCTAGAGCTACAGGTGTGTTAGGCAGTGACGTTGTTGGTAGTCTCGGGTCAGCTTTTAAAAATCTTGGTCTTTTAATCTTAAATCTTGTCAGGAACATAGCAATTTATTTTGATAAGGTCTATGGCTTCATGACAGGTATTGTCGGCGTTATTATTTTCACATTTAAAAAGATTCCTGGAGCTTTAGCTGATATTTTTTTGCAGGCATTCAATGGAGTAGTAGGTATCGTTGAAAGTGCCATTAATAAGATTATTGGTGGTATTAATAAAATAAGAGAAGCTTTTGGTCAAGATCTATTAGAGGATGTGTCATTTGGTCGTGTAGAGAATAAATTTGTTGGTGATGCAAGAGAGCTTGGGATAGTTGCTCGAGATGTGTTTTTAGATGCTTGGAACCAAAATGATTTGACAAGTTTTCTGGACGGTGTAATTGATAAAGTTACAGATTCTGTTGGCGAAAGAGCAGCTAGAAATCTGCGAGATGCATTTAAAATAGTTGATTTAACACAGGCTGGAGCACCGACACCCAGAGCAGCTGAACCTAAAAAAGAGAAAGTTAGTTTTTCAAAGTTGTTTAATGAGCTTAAGATGGAAGGTGAACTCCTTAAGCTAAACAATATAGAGCGTGAAATTCAGGGCGGACTTCTTGCCTTTGAAGAGAAACTTAAGAGAAGTTTAACAGACGAACAAAGACGATTAGTCCTTACTCAATTACAGGAAAATCAGAGTTTACAGGTACAGGCTGATTTACTAGAGGAAATAAAAGGGCCACAAGAGAATCTTAGAATACAACTCGATGCTCTTAATCAGTTATATTTGGATGGTAAGATAAATATAGATGAATATAACAAGTCTTTCAAATCACTAACTTCAGAGTTTGAGACAGCGACTGTATTTACTACGTTACGTGATACAGCTATTAGCAGTCTTTTCAGTAATGCGACAGAGGCTTTAGGCAATTTTAGGTCAACTTGGCGAGATTTTTTGACTAGTTTCCTGCAGGACTTGGCGCGTATCGCTGCCCAACAGGCCCTGTTTTCTTTGTTTTTTCAGGGTCTTGGTCTTCCTAAACCTAGAGGGTTTCAGCACGGCGGTTCTTTCCAGGTTGGTGGTTCAGGCGGCTCTGACAGTCAAACGGTCGCTTTTAGAGCTACACCGGGTGAACAAGTTACAGTTACTCCTCCTGGTCAAGTTGCCCCTAGCGGTGGCATAACCATTGTTAATATTTTAGATCCATCTGAGATAAGAGAGGCCATGTCAAGCGGTGAAGGTGAGAAGGTCATTCTTAATATTATTTCGCGCAATCGTGGCATAGTTAGGCAGGCCATAGCATGAGCTTTATTATTGGTTCCTCGAATGGCCACATTGATTTTTCAAATGATATAGTTGCGGCGGTTACTGGGACATCCCTGCAATCTGTGGATAGTGTGGCGGCTGGTGGTACCGGCTATTCTGTTGGCAATTTATTAACGCTTAGTGGTGGGACATCTACAATTGCGGCCACAGTAGAAGTTACAGCCGTGTCCGCAGGAGCAGTGACGGCTGTTCGTATCACAAATGCTGGTGTATATTCAGCTGCTCCAGGTGATCCGGTATCTACCACCGGTGCTGGATCTGGATGCACGTTAAATTGCACCTTTGCTACAAATGGTTGGATAACGCAAAGGGACACTACTTATTCAGGTAGTGAAAGAGAAGTCATCCTCCTTGGATCTGGCGATGGTGGCGATGAGATTTTTGTGGGGTGGCGCACGTTTTCTTCCGTTCCAGGTGACTATTATAATTTAGAATTGCATGGGATGACGGGATATACGGCGCTTAATTCATTCGCCGACCAGCCGGGTCTGTCACCTGGACTTTGGGATGCTGGGTTGCCTTCTGACAAGGCTGGCCCTTATATTACGTTGTCGAATTCTTCCATAGCATGGTGGCTGTCCGTAACTCCTTATAGAATTATTGCAGTTGCTAGGGTTGGCAGTTCTTATTTTAATATGTATCTTGGGTGGGGTGATAGGTTTGCGACAGAGACTGAGTATCCTTACCCGATTTTGGTCTCAGGTACTACATCACTATTCTCTAGTCGTAGTGGTCAATCGGAGTTAATGTCTGGTTTGACAGATCCATTTAGATCAAATGATACAAATGGGAATGCTAGAGGCCCAATGGTACTTCGCACTGTTGATGGCACTTGGTACGATATAAAAAATAGTATTATTTCAACGGGTTCTAGAACGTTTAACGGAGATCGTTGTGTATTGCCGGCTGGAAGACCAGTAGGAACTACGTCTGGAACTACACCTAATGAAGATAAGTTCATGTCTAGCTCTGTTGGTTCATTTTTAGAGATCATACCGGAGGGTGTGATCTCTGGTGGTGAAACTTCGTCTTTGCATCCTACGCCTAACACTGTGGACTCCTACGTATTGTTTCCTACATTTATTGTGTTTTCATCACCAGTGTCTGGTGTTTTAGTTGGGCTTTCTGATGTTTACTGGGTGTCGGGTTTTGGGGCTATAACGTCTGAAGATAGAATCATTGAAAATGGGGTAGCATACAGGGTGTTTCAAAATTGTAATAGAACAGATAACTACGCTTATCTTGCTATACGGGAGGGCTAGATGGCGTATGAAGCTGGTGTACCATCATCCATTGAAGATCTAGTAACAAAACTATTTACATTTGCAACAGCTAATGGTTGGACGCAAGACGAATTAGATCTTACAAATAACTATGGAACTTTACATTACACGTCAGGAGCTACGAGCATTTATGTTAGTTTCAGATGGGATACTTCACCATCTACAGATTTAGCTATTTACCAATCTCTTGGGTGGACTACAAGTCTACAGCCACATCAACAGCCCAATGATTCTGGTAATGGTGATACCACTACTCCTATTAATGCAGAGCGCCGGGTTACGTTTTTAACACCAGGACCATATACACAGTACTATTTTTTCAGTGCAGAAACAGATCCATTTTATTTTTATGCTGTCGTTGAAATTACGTCTGGAGTGTTCAGGCATTTCGGCTTTGGTGCACTTATAAAGATGGGCAATTGGACTGGTGGTGAATTTGCCTATGGTCATGTATGGAGTCAAAACGCAGCACAGATTGATGACCCGAGTGGAGCTTCCCATGCATTTTTGTTAGATTGCATAGGTGGTTCTAGTGATATAGCTGGAACAGTGCATATAGAAGGGATGCCTGGCCAAGGTGGTACTGAACGCTGGGGTTGCACAGGATCCTTTACTGGCGGTACAGCTGGAACTGATACAGCTGGTGTTACGCGTAGATCTCTTATGGGCGGCTCAAGGGGTGGTTTTTGGGGCTATTATATGTTATGGTTTCCTTATTCTACTTTGAATGCGTATAAACCACTGGTTGAGATCCCGGTAATTTGGCGTGATACGTCCACGGCACCTGACACTTGGCAGTGGTTGGGTGTTATGCCGGATGTTGCTTTGATTAACATAAGAAATCTTAATGCGGGTGATGAGATAACGCTTGGTGCAGAGACTTGGAAGGTATTTCCTTGGGTTAGGAAGCAATTTCTACAGAATGATACTGAAGAAACCCGTAATGCAGGCGTAGCGTATAGAAAGCAAGTGTAGATGGCTGATTTTGATGGTAGTTTTGATTTAATGTTGACTACCCAGCGTGGTGATGCTGGTGATAGATTTACATTGCCTGACCAATCAGCTAATCTTGCGGCGGGATTAATACTACCTGTTGATATTTATACGCCATATGATTTGCCTACAGAGATTTTTGGTTCTTACATATCGGTTGTTATTTTTTTAACACCAGCATCTTATGCAGGTGCTAAAGATCCATCACCGGGTTTCTATTGGTTTGAGAGAGTCCATGTATCACCTATCAGACTTGATCTTGGCAATATTTTATCTGTTATCATTAAAACTATTGAAATTTATAATGCATACAGGCTGTCATCCCGTGTACTTGAAGATGCAATTAATAATGCTGGTGTAGGAGTTGATTTTATTGGTTTGCCTAGTTTGCCATTTTTGATAGCCTCACAGCACAGTTTAATCATTGCTGTGCAGATTTCTACACAAGGTCCACCAGACATTAATGGCACACTTGACTTTGATCTTGACATAGAAGATATAAGTGTGCCTATCACAGGTACCCGTATTGTTATTTTCCCGTATATCCCTGAAGATAGGATCAGGGAGATGCTAGAACATAAAACGGACATTCTAGTATCTGTTAATGGGAAAGAGCAGAGGCGCAGTATTAGGAAACACCCTAGGCAATCGTTTAGATTTGATGTGAAGGTTGAGGAAGGCCCAGAGAGACGTAGACTTGCAAATTTGTTGTTTGGCTTTCAATCAGGAACATTTGGTGTGCCTGTGTGGTTTGAGGGTAGATACTTAGCGGCAGATGTAACGGCTGGAGCAGACACTATTTCGGTATCCACAGATTATGCAGATTTTAGGGTAGCTAGCTTAGCTATTGTGTGGGTAGATTCTACGTATTTTGATGTTCTCGAGATAGAAAGTTTTGATGCCACAAGCATCACATTTACATCTCCACTTGTAAATAGTTATACGGCGGGAAGAGCTATTGTGATGCCTGTTCGTGTTGCGATCACTGATACCAGATCAGATAGGGCCAGAGCTATTCGTGAACTCGATATTTGGTCACTTGACTTTTTAGTTGTCGATAATGAGGCAGATATAGGTTCTACGGCAGCGTTTGATATTCATGATAATAAGGTAATGCTAGAGGAACCTAACCTCATGGAAGGTGATACCATTGTTGATGGTTACTTAAAAAAGAGAGAGCGTCAAGATAATTTATCAGGGTCTGTTATTCAATTCTCTGATTGGGTCGTCCCTAATGTGGTCACAAGAAAAGGTTTCCTGGCACATGATGCACGCAGAGTATGGGAAGTTAGACAACTTTTCCACGCACTTCGTGGTAGTCAAGTATCTTTTTATTTGTCAACTTTTGGCTATGATTTAATTCCCGTGAATCCATTGGTGCAAAGTTCTTTTATTTTAGATGTAGAGCATGTTGGATATTCTGATTTTGTAAATGCGCAAAATCCTCTACAATCCATTCGTATAGAGCTTGTGGATGGAACAATCCTTACTAGAAAAGTAATATCGGCTACGGAATTTTCATCTACCATAGAGCGTTTAACAGTAGATGTCATGTGGGCTAAAACAATTCAAGTGGCTGATATTGCTAAGATTAGTTATTTAAGGCTTTGTCGTATTGTAGAAGATAAGATGGAGTTTGAGCACATTCATGTGGGCACGGCCAGAATCTTTGTTGGAGTGCTTGGGGTGCAGCAATGAGTTATGAAGTTCTCGAAACTTCAGTAGAAGAAGGCAGACCGGTAGAGTTGTATACCTTCACCATTGGTGATGAAATTTTTAGGTATACATCGTCTGAAGACACTGTAATATTCTCTTCGTTAGCTTATTTGCCAAAACAAATTGCACGCACAGATCCTACTTTATCATCTGATGAGAGAAGGGCAGAGATACAAATTACATTGCCCACAGAAGATGCCGTAGCCCGTAAATTTATTGGTATTGTGCCGGGTGTCCCTATTTTATTGCAGATCATAAGTTTTCATCGAGGGGATGCTGAAGCCATTATCATTTGGGAAGGTCGCGTAATCGGAGCATCTTTCCAGATGGATGGTGCGCAATGTATGTTACGTTCAGTGACTAGTGAGGCCGCATTCTCTAGGACTATTCCTCGTTATAAGTTCCAAAGTCTTTGTAATCATGTGTTGTATGATGGTGGGTGCCAAGTTGCAAAGATAGATTTTACTTACATAGGTAGTGTTATTGGTGAAGCTGGTAATACAGTTACTGTTAATGGACTATCGGCAACGGTAGGGGCAGATTTTGCACCAGGTGGATACATTGCAAGACCGGATGGAACCGATTTTAGGCTGGTGTTGTCCCAGAGTGGTGATATTTTATCCTTACCGTTGCCCTTTGAGCAGAGTGTATTTGGGCAAACAGTCCATGTTATTGCCGGTTGCGACCACACTGTAGCCGAGTGTGTGGCCAAGTTTGATAATATTGTGAATTATGGTGGTTTTCCTTACGTTCCATCTAAAAACCCGTTTCAGGTTGGAGTACGTCGCTAGATGGCATGGTTTCTTACATTTTTGTTGTGGACGGTTGTTTATGTAGCGGCCGATCTCCTAATGCCAAAACCTCGTTTAGAAGATGCGAGGCCGGCTAGTTTAGGTGATTTTAATTTTCCAACAGCCACAGAAGGTCGTACAGTCCCTATTGTGTGGGGCAGGGTACGTCTTAATTCTCCAAATGTTGTTTGGTATGGAAACATAAGATACGAAGCCATAGAGGAAGAAGTACAGACTGGCCTATTTTCATCTGAGGATGTAACCGTAGGGTTCAGATACTTTGTCACAATGCAGATGGCTTTGTGCAGAGGCCCGGTAGATAGGCTAGATAAAATTTATATTGATGAAGTTCTATCTGGATCCACAGTATCTGGTGGTACTGTGACATACTCCGTGTTCCAAGATCTTGGTGGTGATGATGTTGGTGGGAATGGGCGTATACAAGGCAACGGTACATTTCATGCTGGTTCTTTAACCGAAGCTGCAGATTCACTCCTGGCCAGTTTTCAAGATCCCTTGCCGGCTTATCGTGGTACGGCCTATGTAACTTTTGATGGTACTATAGGCAATTCACCAAGTGTATCACCTTGGTCATTTGAAGTTACTCGCATACCAGATGGCTTAAACCTTGCGGTTGAATATCCTGGATCTGAAATAGTGAATGGTCAAGATTGTAATCCCATGAATGCAATCTATGAAATTATGACAGATGTTTTATGGGGCCTTAAAATATCATCCAGTCTCATTGATTTAGCCAATTTTAGAGAAGCAGCATCGATATTGGCCATGGAGGGTAATGGTTTCTCCATGGTGTTGGATAATGCTATTGAAGCTGATAAGATGCTATCAGAGATCCAACGTCAGATTGATGGTAGCTTGTATTTCGATAGGGCCTTAGGCTTGTGGCGCATGCTCCTGATTAGAGATGATTACGTACCTGAACTAATACCTTTGTTTGATGAAGATAACATACTGAAAGTGCTGGAATATTCACGCACCACTTGGGAAGAGACATCTAACCAAATACGTGTTGCTTTTAATGATTCTGCTGATAATTTTAAAGCGACATTTGCTTTAGCGCAAGATTCAGCTAATGCTGAAATCCAGGGCGGTAATGTCGCAAGTGAAATGACTTTTCCAGGTGTTAAAAATAGAACTTTAGCTAATAATATAGCTTGGCGTGAACTTAGCACGTTATCTTATCCGTTGGCCAAAGTAAGCTTGCGAGTAAATAGAAGTGGCTTTTCATTAGTGCCGGGTTCCGTGTTTCGTTTTAGTAATATCAGGTTAGGTATATCTGAAGTAGTGTTTAGGTTGTCTCGTATTAATTATGGCACACTAACAAGTGGTGAGATTGATATATTTGCAGTACAGGACATATTTTCTACAGGGTTTGGTGTGTTCGGTGAGCCTGTGGGTACGGGGTGGACAGATCCAATAAAAGGAGCTTTGCCTGTTGTAGATGCCGATACCTTGGCCTTCGAGGCACCACGTCAGTTGGTTGTAGCCGGTCCTATACTGCCGGACGCCAACCCCCGTGTTTGGGCTGGGGCCAGGAACCCCGGGGAAGGTACATCTGGTTTTCAAATGTATTCAAAATTTGGCCCCACTCGCCCAATTAGCGCGCCGTATGAAGCTGATGATAGAATTACTAGATTTATTTTGCGTGGTACCACTGCGGCTGTAATTCCAGATTTTGCTACCAGTGCTACTTTACCTGTTACGTCGCATGTAATAAAAGTTAATAATGTTGACCCTGATGATTTGAGTTCGCTCGAGGTAGTAGGTGGGCCGGCCTCAGTTAGTACTCTTAAGCAAATTATCTATGTTGATGGCGAGTTCATAGGTTATGAGGTAATGGAAGATGTTGGTGGTGGGGTATTTGAATTGCAGCGGTTGTATAGAGGTCTATTTAACTCTGCCCAGAGAGAACACGCTTCGGGCGTAGATATTTGGTTTTTGGCTGGTAACATTACAGAGAGAGTGTTAGCAGATTCCGATGATGAGATGGACCTTCAACTACGCTCATTTGCTCTTGGTGATGAAATACTTGAGGGAGATACTCCGGTAAGAGAATTTACACTAGACAGACGATGGAGGATGCCTTTAACAGTTAAAGATCCTGTGTTGCATTCTTCTTATGCTCCGGCTTCTGCCACGTTAGATATTACTTACACGGCAGAAACTGGTTTTACTGGGGAGAATGCAAAAGCCTTGAAATCTGCGGTTACACCGAGAGGGTGGCGCATTGATGATGTAACGCGAGATCATCAGCTTGATCTAAGTGTACCTGTGTTTCTTGCTGATCAACCTAACTTCACATTCCAATTGATTCTTGATCCTGTGGGTACGCCTATTCTTGTTCCTGCTACGGTGATCAGTGGCACTGAAACTCCTGTAGCGTACATACTTCGTAATTCTATTATTGAGGCAGTTGGGGCTAATACTCAGATACCTTCCACAGGTAGATTGGTGGTTACGGCTAAGCACACTCCCATTGAAGGATCAACAGAGTATACTAATCTTGAAGACATGGAGTTTGATTTTCTAGTAACGAGTATATTACAAGGATCTGAATTAATATTTGGTGCTTTTGTTGTTTCTACGATTTCAGCAGTTGTTGTTTTTGGTGAGACTGGAAATTATACATTTAACATCTTTACGGCTCTTCCTTCTAGTGGGATACTTGAGGCTAGTGTTGATGGAGCTGCATTTGTTACCGTAGTATCCGCTGGAAACACTACGGGTGTGTTGGCCATAGTGGCTTTGGAAGAAGTAGAATTGCGGTTTACTGTTGCCCCAACGTCGGATCAATTTTTTTCTATAACAGGTCCTGTTAATGAAACGGGTTATGGGGTATTTTTATCATGAGCTATTTACAAGACCAATTAGACCTAAAAGCAAATAAGGATGACTTGGGATTGCTTGCTATGTTAGACACCATTCCAACGTTTACATCCAGTACTAATGGGTTGGTACCTGCCTCGGGCGGAGGTACGAATGTGTTTTTGCGTGCTGATGGGACGTTTGTTTCTCCAAGCCCAACAGCCCAAAACCAAGCGCAAGCTCTTATTGTAGCAACGTTACGTATATGATTTTTCTTGTAGCTACAAATGAGAGTTTAGAACTACTAACTGCAGATGCTGTGTCGGTAGATTGGGTAGTTTCGTATGTAGATATTACATCGACTACGTTAACTCCAGGCTCTGGTGCTGGGAACATTGCTATTGCCACCACTACTACAATTGTCAGTGCTCCAGCTTCTTCGACGCAACGTCAAGTGAAGCAGTTGTCATTTCGGAATCGAAGCGCTACCAATAATCAAACACTCACCTTGAAGAAGGATGTTGCGGGAACAGAATACCATCTTTCCTCTGCTGTAACCCTTCTTCCAGGAGAGGTTTTGTTCTATCTAGATAGTGTTGGGTTTATGGTCTATGATGCATTAGGCCGACCTAAGCTCAACACGGTGAGTGTTGGGAATAATAGTTCCGTATTGATGGTGCCGCACTTTGCCACGGCTAACTTAACGAGTACAAAAGCCACCGTTAGCACAAACACTTATGCCTGCTACGTGGGCAAGGTTCCGAGGGCACTGACCGCTGCCCAGCTCCGTTTCCGCGTAACTACCGCTGCTGCAGCGATCACTTGGGCGGAGGCTGCTCTAGCAAAAGGACCCATCAACTTGGGCGGGAACCCCACTCTTACTGTTGTTGGTTACACTAGCCTTACAGGTGTAGTGAACGGAATTGGTTTAAAGAGTGTTATGATTTCGGTGAATGCTGGCCAGTCATTAAGCGAGGGCGACGATCTTTGGGTATTACTCGGTAATCAGGCAATTACGCCCATGGTTTTACGAGCTCAGTCTGTTGCGGACGACCTTCAAGTGGGTACGCAAGCAGTTCTAGCTACACAGCCGTCTCTTAATGTTGGTTCCGCCGAAGTCTACACCGTTGAAAGTGCTACGACATTGGCGTTTTGGTTAGCGGTGTTGGTTTAAAAAAGGAGCATTGATTAGAATATGAGTATATTTAATGGTCTATACAAAATTGGTAAAGGCATTGTGGCTACAACGACCCCCACAGTAATAGCAATGTGCGTACCTGAATCTATCCCGGCTACGGTCGGTGCTGCTGTGGTTAAACATCGTAGAGTGCTAAGTAAAACGGATATAGGCAATAATGCTATCCCATACTTAAATATTCTTATTTCATCAGCTGTATCTTATTATAAACATATCAGTATAAATGGTGATCCAGTGGGTTCTATAATTCCTGCCATTAATGATGGTGTCATTATGGCTGGAGGATCTACCATATTGCATCAGTCTATTAAGATCCCGCTTGGGCGCACTATTACAGGTCCCTTGGCCAAAAAAGTTGGTCCTGGTGACAAGTTCTCTATTTAAGTATGGATGAGCTTATAAGTCGATTGGGTATTTTCTCGATCGTTGTATTTGGGATCATTGCATTGTGGAGAGTATATCTTCAAGTTCAGAATCGTACATTCAAGATTTTAGAAGATACAAATGTTAGCGCTCATCGGGCGATGGAACGTCAGGTAGACGAATTTTCGAAGGCAATGGAACGAATGTCTGAGAGGTTTGAAGAGGCACTTCGATTGCGTGAAGAGCGTAGATCAGAGCAGATGGAGAGGTTTAATGAAGTGCTGATAGAAACAGCTAATACGTTGCGTCGAATTGGGGATGGAATAGATGAATTAAGACGGAGACCTTAGATGAGTCCTGTTCAGCCATGGGAGATATTTTTAGCATTTGTTGATGCACTTACTGCTATTGTTGCTTGGACGACGGCCCATAAGGTTTGGGAGGCACGAAATGGAGGTAGTTTAACAAAGTGGGTGGTTTTTGTTTTAATAACTTATGGTCTTTCACATTTTTGGTTTGGGGCTGTTAATGTCCTATTTATAGCATGGTTAGGTATTGACATCCCTAACCTGACACGATGGACATTTTGGCCCTGTCAAATTGCAGAAATGATTGCTGTATTGTCCTTTGCATTGATAGTAATTCCAAAAGCCAAAAAGGTGCTCAATGGCTAGTATTAGAAAAACGTTAGATAAAATTTTACCAGTAGAAGGTAAATATTCCAACGATCCAAAAGATCCTGGTGGTGAGACTGTATGTGGCATTTCTAGGGTTTATTGGCCAAAGTGGCCCGGTTGGAAAATTGTAGATGCAAATAAGACAGCCGGCAAGCACCCATTATCTGACGATTTATATCCCGTTGTAGATGCTTTCTATGAGGCTAATTTCTGGGATGTGTTTGCTGGTGATGCGTTGGATCAAGAGCTTGCAGATGAGTGTTTTGATCAGGCAATTAATCTTGGTGCTAGCAAAGTAGCATTTCATATGCAAATGGCTTTAAATCTTTTAAATAGGAATCAATCCAGTTGGCCAGACATTCTTGAAGATGGGAATATTGGTCCTGCCACACTTAATGTGCTAAGAAAAGCAGACATTAAAGAAGTCATATTTGTTATGAATGCGCTACAGTCTGCGCATTATATAAAAGTTTGTCTTGGTAGGCCGTCGCAAGAACGATTCTTGCGAGGGTGGATGAAAAGAACGATAGTCTAAAAAGGAGTAGTTGCAAATGGCGTACGAGAAGGAATCAGAGGCCGTCGTTGTTTCAGCTGGTAAGATTATTGCTTCCGTCAAAGATTTTGGGATCACCAACCCCCAAACTATCATGGTTTTGTTGGGTGAACTTATGCGAATGACCACGGTAGCCAGTTTCTATTTGGACCTTCCAGCTGACCAGAAAGATGATTTCTTGACGCAAGTGTTTGATGCCTCTATTGGTGATGAAGAGACAGCTCTGCTCAAGAAGGCTGCATTCTTTGATGCTGATGCGCTCGAAATAATGTCTGATGGTCTTAAGGCTGCGTTTTTGGCCTATATGAACAAGGCGGTTATTAAGCCGGCCGCGTAAGTTGCTTGGGCTTTGATGTCCGCAAAAACCAAAAGGGTTGTGACGAACACCCCTAGCATCAAAGCCCAAACCCCCTTGGACTCTTTACGGCGGTTCTCTATTGCTGAAATCAAGCTAAGACCAGCGGACAATGAAGCTTGAGTTTGCCCAACAATACCCTCTGCATATCCAGCCCCATATTTATCCCTAATCGCGTCAAGGCAAGTCATAATCATCTCTCTGGTCATGTGGACACCACAAGATACAGGTTTTTCCGCAATCACAGTGTCCGGCACCGTGGCCGTTTGTTTGCATTTGTGACCAGTTTCTGCATACTCGCCACATCGAACACATCTAGCCATTTGTCTACTCCTTAGAAAGGCTTTGTTCCAATAGTCTAACCAGTTACGTAAACAGTTTCATTTTTGGCCATTTGTGCATTTACTAGTCTAAAAGGATAGCACATCGATTGAGTCAGAGGCAAGCCGCACCACCAACACTGGGGCACGGAAACTCTCTGCTTACCAACTATGATCGGTGTGCTATCCAAAGAACTTAATGGGGATTGATCTTCTCTATTTCGTGGTCTAGTTCTTCAGATAGTCTTTGCATTTTCATTTCGATTACTCGATCTACGCGCTCTCGACCTAGTGCTATTCTTGCTTGGGCCATCATGATTGTTAAATCGGCTGTCTCCTCCACAAGATCACAGAACCTTTTTGACATGGGTCTATCTAATAGCTCAAAACGTTGTACCTTCGCCAAAGCCAAAATAAACTCGGCAGACTCCTCCGCACAGTGGTTAAGTTGCTTTTGGACACCATGAAAGGCTAAGGCCCTTTCACAAAGGTTATTAGAGTTGAAACGGTCAATACCGCAGTCATTAATGCTACCAGTCCAATGCATTTTTGGACAGTGAGCCTGCACAGGTTCTCCGCATTTTGGGCAGCGAAAGTCGTCAAACATTGAGTTTAACCTTTTCTGCATTATCAACCACTGCTCGATACAGCCTATAAAGGGCTACTTGTATGGCTTTTTGTTTAGTGTGTCCATATCCTTCTGCAGATAGGTTGAACTCTGGGTATTCGGCCGTAGCTTTGTACACACCTGCAGTTTGCATGTGGTGTGTGATTGATATAAATGTTTTTTGCGTCAATCTAAATCATCCTCCTCAGGTTCTAAGAATTCTTTTGCGGTAATTTTTCCATGATAGCCTTAAAGATTTTTGGCTTTGTGTATTCTCCTATCAAAATATCTTGTAGCACTGCTCTTGTAAGTTTAGCTCCATTACCATCGATATGCGCAACTAGTTTTTTAGATTACTCTTTTCACAAATATATAAATAAAGCCTAATGCCGTTGTTTTTCTTTGTTCGACAAGTCCATCCACCTGGTAGTGGTCCATGGTGTTGGTTTCTTGTTCTTCTCCGTGGATATCAACTTTCCTGGCTTCGCCATGGCCACCCACATATCTCCTTTATCGATCGGCTCCGTAGCCATTTGGATAAGGTAAGTATCTTCATGTACTACTACTATCACGCCGGTTTTTTCTCTATTAGAGTGGGATATCGCTGCTTCTATGGCATCTTTGAGAGTCCATTTATAATTCATGCCCGCAATTTCATCTCCCACTCGCCTACAATGTGCTTTTCCTCTACAGTATGCACCATAATTACGCGGATGTTTGGACTGTTACCTGGCATAGTGCGGTACGGGTATCTAGCTACGTAAGGATAATCGTTAACTACTTTTTCAGCTTCAGTCAACGTGTAGCACAAGTGGTTCGGTATCCATTCACCACCGTGCTTTAGTTCCACAACATAGTGGATTTTCACATTTCAGCCCTTCGCCTAAGCTCCATTAGTACGGCTTTAATGGTTTCGTTGCTAGCGGGCGTAGTGCCTGCCATACTGCAGAATTTGTCCATTTCAGATTTCGGTGTAGCAACAAGTACTGCTATCACTTTATCGGCTTTGTCTCCTTTTACGTAGCCACATGTCTTGTCCAGTAATGCCATGATTGCATTAACTTTTTTGAGCCTGTTTAGCTCTTCATATGGATTTTTGGTATCGGACATTCCCCGTTCCAGTTTAAGTAGGCAGTCAGGAACTAGGATTTCGTCTATACGAAAATTAAGTGCATTCACTGTTGATAAGATAGGTCTTTTTATTAGTAATTCAATCCATCCAGGATCGTTTCCAATAAGTAATGATTGATGATGGTTTGGCCATTTTTAAATTCGCCAATGCGCGTACCATCCATATACCATGTCCTGTGGCCGGTGTCAGATGGTGCACCCAAATGCGAAGTATACCATACAGTACCATCTTTGCGCTTGTGCTCTGTTACGTACCTGTCAGTATTATCCTCCATGCACAGCACAAAAGATGCTCGGATCTTGTCTAGCATCTGTTGCTCGTTCTCGTCCGGCTCGGGATCTAAACATTGACTTTTCACAGTAGGAATACCATAGTCTTCCAGAATGTTACCAATCTTCTCAGCCGCGTTAATGTCCCATAGCTGACAGTCCAATGCCTCTACGATGCTTATAACCATTTTTTGCATGCGTGCAGGTTCCATGGACTTGATGGATGCCAGGGTGCCTTTGAGCATTAGAGAATCCTTCCAGAATTAGCCCTGTGTCTGTGAACCACTCCCTCAGTCTTCTTACTTTGCTTCACTACCCCTCTCTCAGTACCGCAAACTGTGCATCGATAGAGCAGCCGAGTAGGTACTACCAACCAATTCTCTGCTGAAACAGGAGATATACACAAGTTATGTAATCGCATATCTTGAACAGCGCAAAATCATTACTTTTAAATTCTCCTCTAGTGTCTGTAAAACTCTCCACGTTTGGTGTGTAGCATATCTGCCAGCGACCAACACCCGCAGATGACATCAAGCTTGGCTTCTTCATCCTCTGCTGGATCTGTGCGTCTTTCGCATTCGGGTTTGCAGCATACTCGGTCCTGGTGCTATGTTGATACTTGGCTTAGCTCTTTCGGGTGTCTTAGGCAGTCGTCGTCGTGGCTACGTAATACCACCTTAGGTTTGTTTGGTACAAAGCACTATCAGTGCTACTTAGCAAGCGTTCTGCCGCTGTATTCCATCAGCAAGCGGCAGTAAACCAATTGAGATATTCCTCGACCTTATGTGCCATTTCTCGGCATTGAGCAGTGTAACAAGTTAGATTGTTCAATTATATATCTCCTATTTTCCATCCACAGATGGACTAGAGCCGCTATGCGTGCTTGGCCAATGATGCCAAGAGAACTTGCCGAAAAAGCAGCCGCACTAAACACACTGTGCTCGCCTTTGTCGGTGAGTTCATCCATCATGGTAAAAAAGTCGTTCATGCAGTATAGGTATTGCAAGCCGTGTACCATTTTACTATACCATATTTGCGGCTTACTGTCAACCGCACTTGTAGTATACTCAAGAAACGTGCCAAGACGACCCGTGCAGGTCGCCATTGTAATAATTGCACCTTGCATTAGTCACTCAACCGGCGTGAAGCTTTCGAATCACAATGTCCTTTGTACTGTTCATCATCATAGCGCTTGAGCATACTAAGAAGCCTTGAACGGCCAGAGGCACCAGCGTTTTTGCAAACGTACGTAGCGTAATCCAGGAGGGTGTATCCAACGATGAACGGATGAGGCTTTCCTTGAAGCCGTTCCTGCACCTCTGGGATGGCCAGGAGCCTATCGATTTCAGCCTTTTTGGCCTCATCGCGCGAATCGCGCTTTTCCTTGTCCAAGCGGCTCAATTCAGCTTTGATTAGGCTCTTTTCGCCAGCCTTCTCGGCGCAATCGCAACCCACCTTGAACGTCCGACCATCGGCGCTCTTGAACCAAAAAACCTGCATGATACCCTGGCCGCAGAAGTCACATGAGGCACCCGGTTGGATTGGGGCACCATGACAAGCCTGGTACTTTTCCACGGATGACCCTACGAAACGGTACGGGGACTGGCCTAATCCAGCCACTTCAAACTTGTGCTGTTTGGTCATGAGATTACGCAGCCTTCTTAAGGGTGGTCGAAAGGATGGCAACGGTGCTTGTACCTGAAACAGACGTGAACTTGAACACCTGGACATCACCCTTGACGCGCTTAACCTGGATGTCCTTACCGAGTTCGACGCGGTTCTCCGGAACTTCCACGCAGCCGATAACTGCCTTGTGACCGTTGATCTTGTTTACGAGGGTTACTAGCTTCATTTGGTTCCTCCTGTTTTCGATCACCACAGGAAGAATAAATCGCAAGTTCTGTGCCATACTTTAAGTACTTTTAGATGGCTCTCTTTGGACCATTTTTGGGGATATTCAAAGATCGTGCCAAGACCACCCATTGCAACTTGCACGATTGGCCGTGCAAGTTGCCTGCCAATACCCAGCAAATCCTGCTTAATACCTATATAATACCTGTATTAACAGGTACCTCTAGGTCCACCTTTGAAGTGCTTTAGTATACCAAAGTCACGGAGTCTGGCATAAATTTTGCTTGTAGTTTCAACATCCTTTAACACGTAATCCCCAATCTTTTCATATTCTTTGGCTTCGTAGGCTATCTCCACGTCTTTAGCTGAGAAACCATCTTTTGGAGATTTCAAGCCAAATACCCTGCTCCAATAATCTAGACTATAGGCGCTACGTGTTGCCCCTTGAAAACACAAAATGTCTGCAATATCGCAATGGCTCGAGATGTCAAATCGGTACCCCACGATATCTCTTTGTGCCACCAAGCCTAAAATAGCGGAACGAATGGCGATCATGGGACCATCAAATGATCTACCGTTGAACGTTATTAACCGACTGTTTTTTAAACCTCGCCAAAAGTCAAACAGCATGGATTTTTCATCTTCATAGCTACGGATGTTGTCTGTTCCTCCCCACCCTGGAGCTACTATAAGCGCCTTAGCGCTGCTGTCTGTTCTTTGTGTACCAATAGCTATGATACGAGCTAAACCCAACTCGACAGCCGGCATTACTTCTTTGTCGTACTTCTCAGCTCTTTTTGTTAGGTACTCAAGTACAGCTGGGTCCATTTTACTTGGGCCTATAGTCTCTATATCGAACGTGATGTCGTCATACATGTTAGTAAGGAAGTTCTAGCATTTTGTGGTCCATCTCGCTTTTTTCCCAAGTTATGGGTGCTCCACCATATACCATTTCAAGATGCTTACGCATAACGTCGAGCGAAGGAAATTGATAGGTATAATAGCGCTCTTGCCCAACACTCGCTCTGCCTCTTTTGGGCCAACCATCTGGACTCATTTTTCTTATGAATTGTCCTAGCTTTACTTGATTACCCATGCGAAGAACGTTCCATCTGCGGCAATGCTGTACGTAATCGTCCATAAGTGCTGATACCGATACTATACCCTCCCATTCATTGTGGCTTTCTATTAAATTGCCAGTTTGTAGTCTTGTGTACCACCATTCGCTCATTGAATCCATGCTATGTAACTTTTGGTCCATAAGGGCTTCTGTCATTGGGACATTACGAACTTCAAAGTTGCTGATATCATGATTAAGTAAAAAATAAAGTAGGTTTTCTCTTCCACCATCGCTCATGGCTTTAGATATGGCCTGAAAGTATTGCACGTTTTGCATGTGGCTATCGTTTACATCCAGCACAAAAAACCTCCTCTCTGTGGCTCCAGTTGGTACCACCCACTCAGAGTTAGAGGCCAGGATAAGATGTACGAAGTTAGGCGATGATTCAACATCTATGCCTTTTTGTTCAATCATAAGTCTTTCTTCAGTGATTATAGTTTTTAGAACACTTTCGTGTTTTCTATCGCCAGCGAAGAAAGCCTCATCTCCAAACAGCACTACGCAATCCCTAAGGTGAGCATTGAAGGCCCCTACAAGGTGTTTGGCATCAGATACTTGTACAAAGTGGTGCCCCAATAGGCTACCAAACTGTTTTGCAAAAAAGCTTTTACCGGTGCCAGATTTACCGCGCAAAACAACGGCTGTCTCACCTGGTTTGGCTGGATACTGTACGGTGCGGGCCATCCAACTAATAAGATAATCGTAGTATCCTGTGTTTCCATTACAAATATTGTTTTTCACGTGTTCCAAGTATGGCTCATGCTTATCGCCTGGTATAGATTCGCAGCTAAAGCCCTGCCATAAGTTATAAGCTCCTGGTGGTGTCCTACCTGGATAAAACACCATATAATCGAATTGTCTTTTCTCTTTGTGCATTAGCCACCAGTGACCAGCTGATACTGTCTTTTTCTTACCAACCTGTACTGTATGACTAAGCCACCTGTTTCTAAAATCCTGGAAAGTTTGTCTTGTATGTTGCACGCGCCCCAAATGAGGATCTAGTACTACTTCTACAACGCGACACTTGCCGCCCAAATTACCCACAACAAAAAAGCGATCATTGAGCTTTCTAAGCCATGGGTTTATTGCTTCATCTTTAGCTCTTTGAATCTGTCTCATTGCATACTTAGATGCATTAGAGCCTTTATCGATGACGCTGGAGCTTATGTCATAGGACGGATCTGTAATGATGCTGAATATAATATCGTCTGGAACTCTGCATCTAACGAGTTGGCATATTGCATCGAAAAGCCAGGCAGATCTCGAGTTGTCGTCTTTTTTGGGGTTATCATGGTCCATGCCTTGTACGAGCACGACCTTAACTCTGTCCGGCACTTCCCATTTGTCCAGATAGTCAACGTTGTCTATACGCTCTATGTTTGATGTGTTTACATCAACCGTATTGGATACGTCTTCTTGTGACTGTAGGGGTTGGGCTTGTGTGAATTGGCTTAGGCTATAAACATTTTTAGGAGCGTAACTATATACTTCAGACAGAATGGGGATTCTGCCTTTTTTAGTTTTTTGTGTGTTAGGCAAGTTCATGGTGCCAGGTAGCCGCATAATGCGATCTATATTATGACAGTTATCTCCACCAAGTATGATTTCTAACTGCTTGTTATATCTGGCGATTTCATCTGCGATAGCTATATTCCCATTAACTTCGATAGGCTCATTTAACTTCCAGAACGCTTGGTACCCACCGCCCGAAAAAACGATGAAAGTTGGGGGTGGAACGGGGCAATCTTCATCAATAAGTCTTCTAATGCGGCTTAGTTCTTGTGCTAAGTACTCTTGGGGCGATTTTTTGTCGTCTTTGTCCTGGACTCTTGCATCTATATCGACATGTAGCCAATCGACCCTAGCTATATCTTCCCTGCTTGTTTTTTTGTTAGTATGGGCCTTCGGTGTATTTACGTGAAAATAGATGTTTTGTTTGCCATTCCTAGCTTCTATCCACTTTTTGGTTTCGTCTTCAGCGTCCGGGCCAAAGGATTTTACCTCTATCCCCTTTCTAGTGGGTTGGATGGATGTTAATACCCAAGGTCCATTTGGATGAAATGCTTTAAGAAACCCAACACAGTCCATCATGGGTTTTTTAACCTATTCCAGTCTTTAGGAGTCATGACGAAGCGCGGCAGATCTATTGATAAGATGCTATCAACAAATTTTAGTGTTAAACCATCTTTAGATACAAAACAAGCTATATTATACAGCTCTGCTCTTGGAGCGCGCCCTACATATAAAGCAGCTTTTGCACCATCAAAAAGTAACCATTCTCTATTTACTTGCAAAATGAACCAGGTATCGCCACCCAACATCCTTCTATTAATGTGCCACCACCTTTGGCCTTTGCTAAATCTAGAAACCTGCACTATGGTGTCTGCCTTGTTTGGCCAAGCTTTTAGCCATTTGCATTCTATCCAACCGTCTATGTAATTGATGTCTGGTGTACCCGGGTGTACTAAATTTTCAACGGGGATAGCACCAGCGTGTTTTAATGATTTTACAAGTTTAGATCTCATTGTAGACTCAGCCACTTTTAGCCTCGCCCCATGATGGACCTTGCTTGTTGTCTATTCTCAATGGCACTTTTAATGGAACACCATTGCGCATGATGTCCAATATTTGTAAAGCTTGTTCATTGCTTTCTACGCTGGCATCGATTTCGTCATGGATTTGTAATTGCTGTGGCATATTGTTTTCGTGTAACTCAGCCAGAGCTAATTTAACTTGATCAGCACAACTTCCTTGAATTACTCTACTGAAAGCCTTATGACACCAATCATAAGAACCATCTGGATTTTGTGGAAATCTACACCGACGACCAAGAATGGTTTTAACGTAGCCTCTTTTTCGTGCCTTTTCCTCACACTGCCTGGCAAGTCTTCTTAAAAAAGGCACTCTGTCATTAAAACGATCTATAATCTTTTGAGCTTCGGATCCGGCAGCTAGATAAGTATTTTTGTTTGCTTTGTGAATTTTTATTTCTGTAGGTAGCCCTAACTGTTTGGCGAGTTTACCACCACCCATGCCATAACACAAACCCAAATAGATCCGTTTTGTGTTGTCCCTATGCTTTTTGTCGGCAGACCCGAAGATAAGAGTTGATAAAAAGTCGTAGTTATCCATATTTGGATTTTCACGCCATTGGTCTGCAATAAGGCTGGTCCCGGGGAGATTACACAATTCGCCATAATGTAGAATCATGCGTGGTTCATGTTGGCTTATGTCAGCACTCAGCCATTTGCATCCTTCGTCTGGTACATAGATCTTCCGCCAAAAAGTTGCGAAATCATCTCGAGCCGGTTGTTGTTGCAAACATGGATTGTCAGAGCTAAGACGACCAAACCTTACACCCTTTGAACCTCCAGCATCATCAGTAGTGCGCATCTGATTAAATGTACAATGTACTCTGTCACCTATGGCATGTACTCTAATACTATTTACAAATGTTGTGCGTAATTTGTTCACTTTACGTGCGCGCATAATGAGATCAGCAACAGGATTTTTGGCCGCAGACAGCAGGGCTTGGTCTATCTTTTTGTCTCCTTTGGCTGTATTAGGTAATATGATGCCAGCAATTTCCAAAGCTTTGATTAAAGCCGGTTTTGCCCATACGTCACCAAGCTTTATGCGTATACCTGTACGCCTATGAATTTCGTTTAAGGCTTTTTGCTCTTCTACAATAGACCAATCTTCTACCCTTTGTAAAGCATCAAAATCAATGCGTACTCCACGTCTACGCATTGCCACAAGAGCAGGCGTCACACGACTTTCTAAATCAAAAATCGGCCAGAGTTCTTGCTCATCTATCATTTTTTCATGTCTTCGCAAGATAATGAGAGGCAACTTAGAATCCCAAGCAGCGTATTCACCCACATATTTAGCGGGTAATTTCCATAGATACCTTTTTACCTCTGCTTTCGGTATTCCGTATTGGGCAGCTGCCCGTATTAAATCTGTCTCATCTTTACCTGGCAAACCTAATCTCTCACTGATGGCTTCTAAGCTATAACGAAAATGAAGTTCATTTATAAGAGGATCAGAGATTTGTACATCTCTTATCCATCTGCACTTGGGGAATGTAATACCATTGTGTATTAGATAGTCCAAATCATAATCAGCATGCGCAAATACAAGCGTGCCATTGAACTCTTTTGCCTGGTCCGTGATGTAGGCTAGCACATGCTCTTTTAATAGATTATCACCGCCAAGATGTCCGTATGGCAGATAATAGGAAGGTCCATCCTCTATAGTAAACGAAATTCCCACCATCTCACCATCACGACGTACACCAATACCCAATTGCTTTAGTTTAGGATCTTTGGTCTCTACGTCAATTCCTATACGCTTGGCATCCTTCCAATTTGGCATTGATCCTAAGTCGGGTAGCTGCCATTTTGACGGCATTTCATATAGCGGCATTTGCAAAACGTCAGTCATCAAATAGCGCTTCTTTCCAACTCCACAGCGTTATAGTTGCACCGTCTTCGTCTTTCGGTGTCATGCAAAGCATAACTTGACCATTAATGCCTGTTACATATTCCTTTGTTGGACGTACATCTATGTATCTACAGTAGCCCAACCATCTATTCAAAAACTTAGAAAACTCTGTAGCGTGTGCTCGTCCACAAGCAGGACACTTATCTATAGCTACGCGTATTTTCATGGTACACGACAATTAATGCAGGTTGCTAGTGCAGTTTTTCTGTCTTTAAATAGTGCAGCGTTGAGGTTAGCCCAAACTAAACCACAGGTGGGACATTTATATAATCTGCCACCTGGTATCTTGTGGTCTGGTCTAGCTACTATGAGGAGTTTGGACCAGTGACTTTTGGTAGATCGTTCTATCCCGCTATCGTTAGTTCTTTTGCTGCTCTTGTTGCTGCGGTATAAAGCCATCTTGCGCTCACATTTTTAAATACGTGGCTTTCATCAACTACAGCCACTTTATCCCATTGGCTGCCTTGGGCTTTGTGGCAGGTAATTCCATATCCGAATTCGAAACAATCGGCCGACATAATGTCGTGCGGTTCTTTACCCTCAAAGTATTCAGCATGGGCACACACATCATATTTGGTGCCGTTATTCGGATCTTGTATCTCCATGCACAAGCCAAAGGTTGTATCTACAGCAGTGACATTGTACATAGCACCATTGTAAATACCAAGATCGTGATTATTTCTAGTGCAAACAAGTTTGTCACCCACTACAGGCAGGACATTGGAAAAACCCAAAAGTTCACGCATACGCTTGTTGGTTGCTTGCCTTGTTACGTTCTTGCCAACGATGATTTGATCTACACTACAAGCGAGTTCTGGCGTCATCCTACGGACTACTTGTGGGTCATTCTTTATAGGTAAACCTTCTCTGATATTTGTAGCAATTCTATAGATGGGCTGATCTTTAGCAAATCTATGTGGCTCTGTAAGTAATACGTCAGGTTCTGTTTCAGTGAAGAACCCTCCACCACGGACTGGTGGTAATTGGAAAGGATCACCTAGTACGAGCACTTTGCAACCAAAACTCAGTACATCTTTGCCCATTTGCTCATCTACCATGGAACATTCGTCTATAACAAGTAACTTTGCAAATCTTAGTGGTGAGTCTAGATTTAATGTAAAAAAAGGTCTGTTGAGGTTTCTCCTCTCCTCAATGATTTGTTTTTTAATGGCTTCATTGTTGGGGTTGGCATCTAGTTTTTTGATTAATTCATTTAGTCTCTCTACAGATTTTTGTTTTGAGACATAGATTAACCTATGAATGGTGGTTGCGTTATAGCATCCTTTGGAATTCATAACATGTGCAGCTTTACCTGTATACGCCGCGTAGTAATCGGCGTGCAGGTATTTGGCTAATGAGGTTTTACCGGTGCCGGCGTAACCAAATAGCCTAAATACTTGCTTGGAGCCCTTTAGCCAAGTGGCGATAGCATCAAGTGCTCCAAGCTGTGAAGTGGAAAAGTCCACTATGTTCTAGAATGGCCCGGCATCATCGGCAAACTCCTGACCCTGCTCACCAGGCTTTGCTCGTCCGGACTCTACCATCTTGTAGAGTTCCATGCCGGCTTTAAATATCGGAGTATCGGGTGTGATGAATGAAGACTCCAAATCATCACCACGAGCCGGAGACAGATTAATATTGAAGAATTTACCGTATTGGTTTTCGTCCTTAACCGTTGAAATCTTGGTCAAGTTGGCAAACAAGGGGACCTTAGCACCATTAAGCTTGAACTTACGCCATTTGTAATTAATAGCTTTATATGCCGAAATCTTGGTCGACGAACAAGACAGAATGAAAGGCTCGAATTCTTGGCCTTCCTCATAAATGCCATATATGTAGAACGTTTCTACTAGGTCATTGCCATTAGGCGTTTTGTTCTTGCCAAACCTCTCCGCATTAGCCTTTGCTTCTAATACGATAGGATCATGGATGCCGTGGCGATTCACAAAGCCACCGCCCGCATCCCTAGGACGCCATTCGACAAACGAGTGCTGCGTTAGGCACGGGACAAATACAAGTTCAGTATATAACTTACCAGAAGCCGTGTTATATAACATGCCGGGCTTAGCACCCGTAACGTCATCGACTTCTGGTGAGTTTGACTGTAGAACATTTAGAAATGGAATAAGAACGTCATCGGACGTTTGGTTTTCAAATCCCATACCTTGGTAATCTGAGAAATCCACATTCGTAGATACAGTTGTCTTTTGAGTTGTGGGTTTTCCAGCTTTGGTGGCCATTTTCATCTCTCCGTTGGTTGGACCTTAGCTATTCGTTGTTCGTAATATCCGAAGAGTTCGACCGGGACATCTTTACCTCCTTCTAGTCTCGATCTGATTACACTCTTCAGTGTGGAGTGGTGAACGGTGGGAATTTCTTTGTAATCCACACCAAGTTTATCTAAATTCTCTATCGTTTTTCTAACGTCTTCAGCCGTGGAAGGAAGAACCTTTATTTCATGCCGAATGATCTTCATAAGGCCATGCTTACGCAACCAGGCCATGGCGGCATCACGTCTTTCATCGGACACGTGCGTATGTATCTTAGTGTCCATGGTTATTTTAAACCCGCCATGCTCTATGTTGTCAATCTCTAGCTCATCCATCAACTCCGGTATCATTCGCTCTCGCACATTGGCAAGCGCTGCTTTTGCTTTCTTTAGTTCCTCTTCTGCATTAGCAACCCTGATTGAAGCTGCTATATCCATTTTAGCTAGTTTGACTAACTCTTTAACGTCTTTCACAAGCTAATCCATTCCTTTAAGTCATCACCCGTTATAGTCGAAAATACGTCCATTCCGCTTAACAGGCTTCTTAAGATGTGCACGTCTACTGTGCCGTCTGCCACGATATCTGTATAATTGATTGCGTGTTTTGTTGTTGCTCTGTGTGGCCTATCCTCCGATTGTATTCTAGTTTGTAATTTAAAGGAATTATTATAATATATCACACTTTGTGCTACATCCAAATTAAGCCCAACACCACCGGCCTCTGGATTGCCAACAAGCCACTGTGCGTCTCCAACCATGAAGCGATTCCTGTTTACTCCTCGGGTAGCTTCGGATACCTTGCCATCAAACCTTACGCAGGTATGTGTTGGGCTTAATCTGTCTATAATTAAATCAATGTCATGAGAGAACTTAGCCCAAATAATTCCTTGATGCGGGATCTCCTCAACAGCTTCCATAAGACAATCCAGACGTGGGTTTTTCTTATCTATGTATCTAATAGGTGAGCCAGTGGTGTCATACTCGTATGGAATGTAGTTAGATAAAATCTGCTGATATCGCAGTAATTTCGTTATAGCGACACTAGCCGTGATGAGTTCGCCAGAGCGCAAAAATGTAAGATCTTCATCGGCTAACTCTTTATAAACCCTTAGTTGTTCTGATGTTGGATCGAAATAGCGCTTTGTGTACAACTTTGGTGGAAGATCAAAAGCTTCGGATTTTTTAACTCTGGATGAGCATATAGTTAATAGTTTTTTGAGTTCTGTTAAGTTTCGATATTTCTTTCTGCCATGTGCATCAAGCGCAATAGTTGGATATTCTCGTATAACAGAGATACCTTTAACGTTTACTCTTGTAGTTGCCTTGATCCATACAGCAAAGAAATCTTTAAACACGTCCCAACTCTCGAAGCCATGCCTTGGCCAGAAGCCGGGATCTATGAACTTGATTTGTGGGTAGTACTTAAATGGGTTTTCACCAGGTGTGCCAGTCATGACACGTTTATAAGGAGCGTATACGCCTGATGCTATGATGCGTTTCGTTCTTTTGGCATTAATGGTTTGAATGGCCGTAGATTCATCCAGCACGTACAGGACAGTGCGCTTAGTTAAGAACTTTTTTACCCATCTAGCGCCTTGTTCTGTCATGATGCCATCAAAACTCATGGCTACTATAGGAAACTTGGCTTCCATAGCCTTAGCCATATATGTCTTGTGGCGCATAGTTTTGGCTTTGGCTGTTTCATATAGAAAGCCTGTTGCATTACTTAAGAATAATGGTATTTGGTCTTTTACCCATTGCCTGTGTACACCATTAGGTGATAGCACAAGCATTGCGTCTATTCTGCGGTTATCGAAAAGTTTACTTGCCGTATCTAACGCGAAGCGGGATTTGCCTGTGCCCGGGTCCCAAAATACGGCATGCCCGGGCACATTCCATGTTTTCTCTAACCACCGCTCTTGATGCTCAAAACGTGGTGGCAGACTCATTTAAGCACGAAGTACGCCTAGTGTCTTTTCTAAGCGATAAATGGTAAACAGCTTTGGCTCTGCGCCGTTTTCCACATTACGGATGGTTTGATTGGTAAGGCCAGTAGCCTTGGCCAAACCACGTCGGCTGAGTTTAAGCTCTTTCCGCTTTTTTTCAACCATCTTCGCAAAATCATCCACAATAGTCTGCCGAGCCTTCAGCTTTGCCATACCTGCTATCTCCTCCTTGTATCGTTTTTTCCCTGTTTACTCCGTTGTGGAGTTAACTGAGTTGGACAGTATAACACGACACCGGTATTATTGTAAATACCCCCACTATTAAAAATTGCAGTTTGTATGTTATAATCGTGCAGAGTGCATCTATAGATATGTTCAAGGAGTTTCTTGATGGCCTTGGGAGCCCTTCCCGTATTGGCATTGATCTTGCAATTATCCCAGGCATAGGTTGATCAAAGTGGAATAAAGTAGCGTGGGAAAAAAGGCAATGGACGCGAAAAAGTGGACTCCACTTACCAAGGAACAAATTGATACGTATATGGGTGAGCCCGTTGAGAATGCACGTTGGATCGAACGCACCATAGAAAGCATCGAGTATAGGGGTACGAGCGTTAAGGGTATTCGGCACGTCGGTTTTTACTCCGTATCCGGCTCTGGTCTTCGCACGTCGGGTACAGCAATGGAAGGTCAAATTTGTCTTCGTACCATCAAGGAGTGAAGCCATGCGCAAGGAACTTAGGCATTAGATCAGGCTCATGTTAGGCTATGAACTCGTTAACTTAGTGATGAATATTGCCGAGGCCATGGACGGTAAGGAATGAAACTCGGATACCTGGCAAGAAATCAGCGATGCATTCACGAACGCCGGTATTGAGTTCGAACCGGCAAGTGTAAAAGAGCAGGGATAATCAGTTCAAATTTCAGTAGGTAGGATTGGGAACGTAGCACTAAAGCTTCCATAATGCTACTGGTGTAGTAGGACTACACGAGAATAGAAGCTTCAATCCTACCTGCTGTTTTGTTCCTTAATGCTCCAAGCACAGGAGCAATAGTTATTAGCGCTGATAATGGCATCTACATCCTGAAAACTTTACATCCCACCATTGCTGGGGCATGGGAGTACAGGGTGGAACACTTGCAGGCCATCGATAATCTCGAATGGGAAAATAACACCTATAAATCAGATAACTCTGATGTACAAATTGCTAATGCTCGAGAAATGTTTAAACACGCTACAGTGCATACTGTCTTAGTAGAAGCTATGGCCCATGCTGTTAAAATAGAAAATGACATTGGATACACGGAATATGGCCTCTGTATTATTGTCATTGAAAGGATTTTTTAAATGAAACGTGATGATGCTATGCGCCTTGTGCGCAAAAATGCTGGCCAAAGCAGATAACTCCGCTTGTACTGAAGCTGAAGCCGAGGCCCAAACCATTATGACCAGATATAATATCCAAGATGCTATGTTAGGTGTTGACAGCAAAGAAGAAGTGGAAGAGATCCGATGTTGGGGACAGCCGTTTGATGCATCTGGTTGAAGGTTTAAACCTTGGTGGTATAAGCTTGCTGCCTCGATAGCCCGGATAAATGGTTGTTACATCTGGTGTGATAATGCACAGGGCGTACCCAAGAAAGCTGGATATCGTTGGACATGTGGCCTAGGGATTATTATGATAGTAGGCACGGCTTCAGATGTTGAGATCGTATGGCAAAGGGTTATAAAGGCAATGGTAATGTGTGGCTCAACTCTTGGCGACTTGGTGTAATAGATACTGTAGGAGAGAGATTACTTCAGGTCCTTAAGGACGCGGTAAAGGAGATTTCAGCAGAGACGGGTACTGCACTTATGGTCGTTGAGAATGCTCTAGTGGTTATTCAAAACAAGGCCCAAAAAACGGAGGATGCTGGCTTAAAAACACATAAACTTCGGAGTGTTGGCAGACGCTATAGCGGTGGCAGTAGTAATAGTGCCTACGGCATTGGTCGTAATGATGGTCATAGGGTTAGTTTGAGTAACATGAATAAATTATCATGAAGAAAGCATTTTTGGCCTTTATTTTGTTCGCCACACAGCCAACCTTATCATATGATTATAAAATGTTCTTTTGCGATGACCCATGGTGTAGGTTTAAGGACAATTGTCTAGGCCAAGATTGCCCCCATAGATACGAGGAGGGTGATTATACTGAAGATGATGATATAGGTGATGGCACCGGAGACTCTGATTATCAGGATGATACTGGTGATGATGGTGGGTCATACGGGCGGGATGGTAATTAACTATGAAACTTTGGTGTATTTTCTACAAAGAAGAAGGCTGAAGATTCTGTAGATAAACGTAATGCAGAGTTGACCATAGTTCAATCAACCTTGATCCGGAACCATAAGTAATATGATAAGATATATCGAGTTTGAAACAGCTGCAGAGGTTATTGATGCTCTCATGGGTAAGATGTTGCCAGGATCTGTTACATTAAAAGTCAGTGAATCCGGCTATGTTGGGTTTACTGGTGAAGGATCAGACAATTTTAAAATTAAAGATAGCGTGCTTAAAGATAACTTATTCGAGGAAGCTTTAAACCGGTGTGGGGTACGTAGGATCGAGTGGGCTTGACAGTTCAAGTACCGCAGAGTTACAATTAATATATGGAGGGTTAAGCTAATGTAAAAACATAATTATTAAAGAAAATTAAGGTTATCTAAAAAATTTGTATGGTATGATTTTAAAAATTGTAAGCCTCTATGAGCAGTTGCGCTTCATGCGGTGTCGGGCTGTTGCCTGGCTATAAAAACCTCTGCTTCGCGTGTTGTTGGCCAGCTAGTGCATCTAATGAGATGCGCATCGTTAACTTCGGTGTAAGAAAATTAGAATTAGCTTTTACCGATGCTAACGCTCCCACTAGTATTACATTTAGTGGTTTAGTATTCGTAAATTTTTCTGGCCTTTCACCCCAACCTAATGGCTGGCACTACGGCGTATATGAGGTTATATCATGATTGTCCTGCTGTCCGGGCCTATCGCATCTGGAAAATCAACATTATCGCTCGCTCTTCAAACGGCTTTTGATAACTGTGTCGTGCTGCAAACGTCACAACTAGTAAAAATGACCTACCCTGACGCTGCCACTAGGCACGCTCTACAGCAGGCAGGCAGCGCATTAGATGTAGAAACGGGTGGTGCTTGGATAGCAAATAAAATGTTGGAGTTGCCGACTTATCCCACCATGATCATTGATGCTATAAGAACGTTAGATCAAATCACCCACATCAGAAATGTTTTTTGTGCTTCACACATGATAAAGCACATCCATCTTACGGCTTTGCCTGGCGTTCTTAGAAGCAGATTCCAAGGTAGAGACGCCAGCAAAGATGTTGGACTGGAATATGAAGAGGCATCCTCCCATGTTATAGAAACATCTTCATCTTTGGCCAAGGTGGCTGATGCCGTTATTGATACAACAAAATGTACACCACAGGATGTCGTTACTATAGTATCTGGATTTATAAATGGTCCAACTTTAGGTAAAAACGTTGATGTGCTTGTGGGTGGGCAGTACGGCTCTGAGGGTAAGGGTCAGATCTCTGCGTTTATAGCTCCTAGATATCGTTATTTAGTTCGTGTTGGAGGCCCCAATGCTGGCCACAAAGTGTGGACACCTAAAGGTACCGTCTGTTTTCATCACTTGCCATCCGGTACTTTAGCTAATCCTGGTGCTAATATTTTAATTGGCGCGGGTGCTGTGA